TGGTCGCGGCGACGGCGCTGCTCGAAGGTGGCCTTTTTCGCGTGCAGCTCGTAGCGGGTGAGGTCCGCGGTGATCTCGGCGATGCGCGCTGGCGTGGTGACCAGCGGCACCGTGAAAACCCGATCGGGGACGGCCGCGAGGTAGCCGTCGACGATGCTCTGGGCATCGGCGATTGCCTGCGCGAGCGTGGCGTCGGGGGCCGAGGCGAGCACCTGCTCGAGTTCCTCGGATCCGAACCGCGCCGTGTAGCCGTCCTCGGTCAGGTAAGACATGGCTGTTACTCCGCCTTGCCTTCGCCTTCCGGATCGGCGGCGCGGGTGAAGTCGGCATTGGTGCCGCCCAGCCCGGCGTCGACCACGGCCTTGCTGCCCTCGTCGCCGTTCTCGGCCGCGGTCACCTGGGCGGCGCTGGGGCCCGCTCCGGTGGCGTCGTCGACCACGCCCGGGATCCGGTCCTCGATGCCGCTCGGGCCCTTCGCACGGGCTGCCTCGACGGCATCGCCGGCGCCCAGCACCGCGGTCTCGTCGGTGTCGCTGGAAGCCGAGCGCGAGGCCTTGGTGATGCGGTTCTCGTCCTGCAGGCGCTTGAAGGCGCGGCTGCCGTCCGCGTCGCGCGCGCTGGCGAGGTCCATGGCGGTGATCTTGTCGCCCGCCTTGTACGTGCGGCCGCCGGCGCGGATGGTCTCGCCCTCGGCAACGACCAGCGAGGCGCTGGCGCGGGTGGTGGCGCTCGCGCTCGCGGGCGCGGTGTCCTGCGGCGAGCGCGCGGCGCCAGCCTTCGAGGAGGTACGGGGGGTGCGTTCGTTGTTGCTGGCCATGACACGGTGCTCCGGTGGGGTGGGGTTGAAAGCGAAAGGGCCAGCCGGGTTGCCCTGGCCGGCCCTTGGGTCTCGCTGATGTCCGCCCGGTTAGGTCGAGAGGACGTTCTGGAACAGGAAGCCGACTTCCGAGGCGATGATCATCTCGTTCACCGACTCGCCGACGCGGACTCGCACGCTGCCGCGCAGGCCCATCTTCGGCTCGGCGATCTGGCCCGACACGCGCTGGCCAAACTGCGCCGTGAAACCGAAGGTCACGCCGCGGCGCGGGGTGGCAGTCGGGTTGCGGTAGAACGCGGCCATCGAGTCGCCGCCCCACACGCGGACGATGGTCGGCGTCTGGCCCGGCTTGGCCGAGTTCTTCCAGCCCTGGCCAACGATCACCTCCTGGATCTCGAGGAGGTCGGCCACCTGCTGGCGCGTCGCGAAGCCGTTGACCGTGCCCGACGCCGTGACCGCGGAAACGATGCGCGGGTGGCTGCGCAGCTTCGACCAGACCGGCACCGGCATCACCAGCACGTTCGGGCGGACGATCAGCGTGTCGAGGTAGCCGCTGATCAGCTCGAGCGGGTTGCTGTCCGGGTCGTCGAACAGGTCGTCGCCGCTGAGCGTGATCTTGTTGTCGGCGCCGTAGTTCGCCGGGTTCATGACCATGCTGGCGACGCGGATCTCGCGATCGAGCAGGATGAGGTCGGTCAGGCCCTCGGCCGCCTCGGCGCGCGGATCGTAGCCTTCCGGCGCTTCGCTGATGTCGTCATTCGGGATGACGTCGTCGAGGCCGCGGTCGTAGACCATGCCGGCCGCCTCGGACGCGGTGAAGTCGACTTCATTCGGCAGCGACTTCCGGCCCACGAGCGTCTCGGGGACGCTCATGCGCTCGGCGCGGTCGAATTTCAGGTACCGGAATTCCTTTTTCGCCACCGGGACGCGCGGGAAGATGCGATCGGCGACGAGTTCGGCGTTCTGATAGGCGATCACGATGCCGGTCAGGCGCGGATCGGTCGGGAAGGGTCGCAGCTGCATGGCGGGCCTCGATGATCGAGTAGATGGGAAGTGTCAGGCGGCGTGGGTCGATCGCTTACGCGATCGTGCCCGCCACGCCCGGGGCGATGAAGACCGAGCCGCGGTCGCCGGCGACGCCGGAAACCTCGGCGAAGCCGATGATGCGGTTGCCCGTCGCCGCCTTGACGGCCGCGCCTGCGCCGTTGGCAGTGAGCGGGTCACCGCGGGTGACAGTGCCGCCGTAGACGACCTCGGCGATGCCGCCGCGGATGACGTCGACGGGATCGTTGGCAGCGTTGGCGCCGAGGCTGTCGGTCACGCCGAAGCTGGCATCGGTGCCGGCGGTCGCGAGCGCGGCCACGCCGTCAGCGGCGCCGTGCTTGACGATACGGAAGGGGCCGAGCGCCGCGGCGGCGTAGCAGGCCTTGATGAAGAGTTCGTTGCGCATGGCGTCGGTCTCGGGAGGTGTGGGGGTGCGGGTGGGTTCGCGCGGGCGGGGCGCCGGTTAGGACGCCTTGCCGGCGATGACGGCGTCGACCGCCTGCGTGCTGGTGATGACCACGCCGCGGCTGGCCATGCTCTCCTGGTACTCGCGCGCCTTGGCGGCGAGCTCGGTCGGCTTCATCGTGCCGGGCAGCTGCACGTCGCTGGTGACTTCGGAGTAGTCCACCTGCGTCGGAGCCTGCGCGAGCAGCGCCGCGATCAGCCCGCGGGCCGTCAGGGCGTTGTCGCCCGTCTGCTCGCCGAAGTCGAAGGAGCGCTTCTCGTCGTCGAGGTCGGCCATGAAGTCGGCGACCGGCTGGAGCTGGTTCGGCAGGAGCTTGCCGGCGGTGACGAGGGGCTGCAGCGCGGCCGTGGCGTCGACCAGCGCGGCGGCGCGGCGGGCGGTGGCTTGGGACTCGGAGAAGCTCTGCACCTGGCCCTGGAGCGCGGTGTTCTCGGCGCGGAGGCGGGCGGCTTCGGCGGCTTCGGCCTGGAGAGCGGCGATCTGCTCGGGGGTCATCGTGGTGTCCTCGGTAGGGGTCTGGGTGCCGGTCTCGCCCTCGCTGAAGGCGGGCACGGCGGTGGTCTCTGCCTTCTGGCGGGCGCGTTCCTCGGCGCGGGCCAGCTGGCTCATGGCGTCGTCGAGCTGCCACGCGGGGATCTGCTTGTCGGCGGCCTCGATGCCGGCCGAGGCGATGACCGACTCGCGGGCGCTGCGCACCAGCCCGACCAGCGTGCGCCACATGGCGGCGACGCCCCATGCCTCGTCGGCGTCGTCGGCGAAGTCGACCGTCAGCGTGCGGCTGTCGTCGGCAAACTCGACGTCCTCGAGGCCCTTGATCGCCGGCGGCTGGGCGCCCAGCAGGCCGAGGTGACGGAGCTGCCACACGCCCGGCGTCGGGTTATTCGGGTGGTCCGGCGCGTAGAGGCTCGCGCTGCGGTTCCGGTACGCGCCGTTCTTCATCAGCTCGGCGAAGTCCGGGTTGAGCTTCTCGGTCTCGTCGACCCACAGCTCGCCGTTGTCGTCGGCGCGGACCTTGCCCACCCAGCCGTAAGCCGGGGCGTGGCCCTTCGGGTGGCCGATCACCATCGGTGCGCGCCACTTGCCTTCGTTGTAGGCCTGGGCCATCGCCTTCACGTCGTCGGCCGTGAAGGTCGTCGTCGTGCCGGACCCGTCGGTGTGGGTGCCAGCGCGGAAGATGCGGAAGGGCTTGGGCTTCATGGGGGCCGATGCTGCGGGTTGGGTCGCACTTCCGGAAAGCTGGGACCGCTTCTCGCGTGAGGGGACTTGCGCGGCGTGCCACGAAATGTTGTAGTTCGTCCACGCCGGCGGTGCCGGTGCCCGAGCCGGCCGGTAGCCGGATCATCCAGGAGTCGCCCCGTGAACGTTTCCTTCGCCCAGATCCGCCTCGCCTACTTCGTCCTGGCCGGCGTCGACATGCCGAAGAACCTCCCCTTCCACGCGGCCGGCAGCTGCATCGTCGAGGCGACCTCGTCGGGCTACGCGAAGGCTCTGTTCGCCAAGGCCCAGAAGATCATCGACCAGCATCCGGTCGGCCGCCCCGGCTCCGAGTATGCCGAGATGGCTGCCGCCTTCGTGGCCGAGTTCGGTCCGCGTGGCAGCGAAGGCCGCCGCGAGAAGCTCCTGTCCCTTTCGCGCGGCATGGCGGCGGAGGAGCAGGCGTGAGCGCCGTCCTCTCCCAGCTCGACGACCGCATGCAGCTCGCGATCTCCCTGCTCAACAGGGCGCGCGCCTCGGTCGATCTCCCCCCGATGGCGCCCGAAGAGGTCGCCATCCTCCGCGCCCGCTACGGGTACCGCTCGTACCTGCAGTTCCTGCGCCTCACCACCACGCTGGGTGATCTGGCCGAAGTCGAGCAGCTGCTCGGCGAATGGCACGCGTGGCACCACGGAGGCTGAAATGAAAACCCGCCGTTCCCCCGCGGCTCTGCTGTTTGCCCTATTCCTCGTCGACCTCGCGCTCGTCGCGAACGTCTTGCGCATCGCGGTGTCGTGATGCGCAGGGATCGCTCCGAGTTCAACGCGCACCGCCACCTTCGGGAGTCCACCATGCCCGTTTCGAATCCCCATATCCGCCGCTGCAGGCGCTCGCCGTGGCCGCGCCGCCTGCGCGTCGCGCTAGCCTTGTCCGTCCTCGCCTACGTCGTCGGCATCGTCGTCATGGCGGTGCGCTGATGGCTCGCCCCGTCCACGTCGGCGCGGCGATCGATGCCGCCCGCTCCCGGATCCAGAACCACCCGCGCGTGACCGCGGCCGAGCTGGCCAACATCACCGAGGCCCGCCTGGCCTACGAGCAGTTAGTCGCGTCCGCGCTGGCCATCCTGCGCGCGGTCAATTTCGGCCCCGTCTCCGAGTCCGATCCGGAGATCGGGAAGCTCCGCGCCGCGCTGCGCGGTTGTGCGGTGCGCTCGTGAGCGCGCATCCCATGGACCCGCTCGAGGTCGTCGCCGCCTCCAGCTTCCTGCTAGCAGCGCTGACCGGCATTCCCGAGGAGGAGAGCAACCTGCCGCGGGCGCATTCGGTCCTGGCTGAGCTGCGTGCTGCGGCGGTTGGCGTCGCTCCCTTCCTTCCTCGGCCTCGCACTTCCGGCCCGTCTGGCCCTACGTGGTACGCCGCCGGGCTGCAGCGCCGCTCCGATGCGATCGCGCGATTCGACGCGGCCCTCGCCGCCTGCGGGGTGGTGCCGTGATGGCCGTCCGCCGCTCGCCGCGCTGGTTCGCCGCGCGCCGCCTGATCACCGAGCGCCTGCCCGTCTGGCTCGCCGTGCTCGGGTGCGCCTTCTGGGTTGGCGTCGCCGTCGTCGTCCTCTACTCGCTGTTTCTCGTGTTCCTTGGCCTGGAGGCCCCCCGCTGATGTGGATCCTGACCCCTAAGTCGTTCGTGTCGATCGTCGCCCACCGCTCGAAGCCGGACACGCTGCTCGTGCGCGCGCGCCTGCCCGGCGACCTCCGCCGCTTGTTCCCCGGGTGCAAGGTCTCGCGCACGCCGTCGGCGGACTACCGCTTCCGCACCGAGCTGCCGCGCCGGCGCGTCATGAACGCCGTGGCGGAGGAAATATCGGCGATCGCCTACGACAACGTGAAGGGGGCGATCCCTACGAAGCCGGTCGTGCACTCGATCCGCCACCGGATGATGTCGCGGATGTGGCAGGCGGGCATGGACGCCCAGCAGGACGCGCACCGCCGTGCCCTGCCTGCGTGGGGCGACCCTGGCTCCGACCTCTCGGGGCTCTGATGAAGCCGGTCAACGTCGACGGGTACCTCGTCCCGGTCTGCGGCTACTGCTTTGTCCTCTGCTGCCTCGTCGACCGCGGTGAATTCAAGCGATGGGAGTGCCCGGAGGAGGGGTGCGATGCGCGCGTCGGCGTGCATCGCGACTCGCCGCGCTTCGCTCCCCTCGGGACGCCGGCGCGGCACTCGCTCCGCGTGCTGCGGCAGGAGGTGCACGGCGCCTTCGATCCGCTCTGGGCTCCCGGCGATCTCCGCGTGTTCGCCTCGCGCACCGAGGCGTATCGGTGGCTCGCCGGCGCGCTGAACCTGCCGGCGGCTCGCTGCCACGTCGCGGAGTTCGACCAGGAGACGTGCCTGCGCGCGCTCGGCGCCATCACTCACTTTCGGAATTCCAACAATGGCTGACGGCTCGCTCTCTCCTATCCGCGTCGAGCGCGCGGTGCGCTCGGCTCTCGTAGCCGACCTTTTCTGCGGCGCCGGCGGGATGTCGACGGGCGCCGAGCGTGCCTTCCGCGAGCTGGGCCAGCGGATGAGCCTGGTCGGCGTGAACCACTGGCCGGTCGCGATCGAGACCAACCGCCGGAACCACCCGGAGCACGCCGCTCGGATCTCGTGCGCGAACCTGGAGACGGCGTTGCCGCTCGACCATGTGCCCGAGGGCCGTCTCGATCTGCTGATGGCTGCGCCGTCGTGCGTGTTCCACTCGCGCGCTCGAGGTGGGCGCCCGGTGCACGACCAGCAGCGCATGGACCCATGGCACGTGGTCCGCTGGTGCACCGAGCTGCGCGTGTCGCGCCTGCTCGTCGAGAACGTGCCGGAGTTCGTCGACTGGGGCCCGTGCTCGCTGGTCACCGGGAAGCCGATCAAGTCGCGCCGCGGCGAGTACTTCCGCGCGTGGGTCGCGGCGCTGCAGGCGGTGGGCTTCCGGCTCGACTGGCGCGTGCTCTGCTGCGCCGACTATGGCGACCCGACCACGCGTCGGCGGTTTTTCCTGATCGGCCGCAGCGATCGCGGCCCGCTGGTGTGGCCGGAGCCCACGCACGCCCGGGTGGCGTCCTCGGACCTGGCCGGCTCCCGGTCCCGCTGGCGCGGTGCGCGCGAGGTGATCGACTGGTCGATCGAGGGCGCGTCCATCTTTACGCGGAAGCGCCCGCTCAAGCCGAACACGCTCCGACGGATCCTCGCCGGCGCGGTCAAGTACTCATGGCCGCAGCCCTACGTCGAGGCGCTACAGGCGTTGCTCGAGGAACGCGAGCCGAGGCTGGTGTTCTCGCGCGCAGAGGCCGCATCCCTCGGGCTTGTGCAGTCGGCCGGCGTGGGCATCACGCTGTCGACCGCGTCTGGCGGTGCGCCTCGTGCCCTGGACGAGCCGCTGCCAACGATCACCACCGGAGGCGCGGGCGGTGCCCGCCCCGGCTGCGCGCGGCCGCAGCTGGTCGAGCCACTGATCGTCCCGGTGTCGAATTCCAGCAGCGCCGGCGTGCCGCGCTCTGCCGGCGATCCGATCCGCACAGTCACCACCGCCAAGGGCGGCGACCAGGCGCTCGCTGTGCCGCTCGTGGCGCCGTACTACGGTGGTGGCTCGGGCCTGTCGTCGGTGGCCGTCTCGGCGCCGCTCCCGTCGGTCACCACGAAGGCGCGGTTCGGGCTGGCCGAGGGCTTCCTGGTCCCTAATTTCGGCGAGCGCGCTGGCCAGACGCCGCGGGTCCATGGGCTGGATGTGCCGATGCCCACGATCACGGCGTCGGGCCACGTGCAGCTGGCGCAGCCGGCGCTCGAGGCGCTCGACGAGGTCCGCATCGACGTGAATTACCGGATGCTCCACTGGCGCGAGCTCGCCCGCGCGACGTCGTTTGATGACGAGGGCCATGTCTACGACTTCGCCGGCACGGCCACCGAGATCACCAAGCAGATCGGCAACGCGGTGCCCAACCGCACGGCCAAGGCCCTGGTGCGCGCGCTCATAGGCGGTGGGGCGTGACGCCCTCTCGCCCGGTGCTCCGGTACCACGGCGGGAAGTGGCGCCTCGCCGACTGGATCGTCGCGCACCTGCCCCCGCACCACTGCTACGTCGAGCCATTCGGCGGCGCGGCGTCGGTGCTGATGCGCAAGCCGCGGTCGGCCGTGGAGGTCTACAACGACCTCGACGCGTCGGTCGTCTCGCTGTTCCGGGTCCTGCGGGATCCGGTGACGGCCGAGCAGCTGCGCGCCGCGCTCGAGCTGACGCCCTACTCGCGCGCCGAGTTCGTGCTGGCCTGGGAGCCGTCCGAGGATCCCGTCGAGGACGCGCGCCGTCTGCTCGTGCGGTCCTCGCAGTCGATCGGTGCGAAGAAGCGCTGCAGCCGCAACGGCTGGCGGGCGGGCCCGACCCACGGGTCGCCGGTGAACATGTGGACCGGCTGGCCCTCGCACGTGCCTTCGTTCGTGGCGCGGCTGCGCGAGGTGCTGATCGAGCAGCAGCCTGCCGCCGCGGTGGTGGCGCAGTTCGATTCGCCTGCGACCCTGTTCTACGTCGACCCGCCCTATGTCCTGAAGACGCGCGCCTGGGATCACCGGAAGATCTACGCGCACGAGCTGACCGACGCCGAGCATGCCGAGCTGCTCACTCAGCTGCTGGCGGTCCGCGGCATGGTCCTCGTGTCGGGCTATCGGTCCCCGCTCTACGACGAGTTCCTCGCCGGCTGGCGCCGCGTCGACGTCAACGCTCGCGCGCAGGGGAACCGTCCCCGCGTGGAGTCGCTCTGGATCTCTCCCGCTGCCGACGCCCTGTTGCGGCAGCCTGCTCTCGCCCTGGAGGCCCGCCATGCCCCGTAACCGCGAGCCGGGCACGCCGTGTCGGATCTACGTCGACGGGATGCCGTCGCTCGAGGTCGGGCACTTCATCACCACCGAGGGCGGGTCCGGCTACTGGGTGCAGGGCATGCGCCCCAGCCCGTCGAAGTGGTACCGGCGCTACCTGCAGTGCGTGCGGGTGCGTCCGTCTGAAATCCCCGCCGATGCCGTCGTGCATCGGCTCACGTGGTACCGCCGCGAATCGAGGAACCGCTGATGGCTGATATCAACCTGGTGCGCGTGCCGAATGGCTACGCATTCGCCGATGCCGAGGCCGTCGAGGTCGGGAAGCGCCACAGGCTGGGCGAGCGCGTGCGCGCGAAGGTGGTCAAGCCGCGCTCGCTGCCCTACCACCGCAAGTTCTTTTCCCTGCTGCAGTTCGCGTTCGACTACTGGGAGCCGGACGACGCGGAGGTCCCGGCGGAATACCGCGGCATGCGCATCGAGAAGTCGTTTGCCCGCTTCCGGGATGACGTCATCGTGCTGGCCGGGTTCGGCACGCCGGTCTGGAACGCGCGCGGCGAGCTGCGCCTGGTCCCGCGCTCGATCGCCTGGTCGGAGATGGACGCGGACGAGTTCGACCAGCTCTACAAGGCCTCGATCGACGTCTGCATGCGGCTGGTCATGCGCTCCAAGGGCTTCACGCGCGAGGCGCTCGACCGGGCCCTCGAAGAGCTGGAGAAGTTCTCGGGCTAGGCCAGCTCGTCGGCGAGGAGCGTGCGCAGGCGCTCGCGCTCCCCGTCCATCGTGTCGCCGGCGTCCCTGATGTCGGCCTCGGCCCACGCGCACGCGGCGCGGAGGTCCTCGCCTGGGCCGTCGAGGTCCTCGAGCGCGCTGACGAAGTAGCTCCGGCCGTCCGGGGCTTGGCAGCTGAAGCTGCCGGCGGTCATCGCCATGACGCCCGCCACGCGGTAGAAGGCCGGGCGGCTCTGCACGGGCTCGCGGTAGGCCGGTTCGACCCACGCGAACCCGTCGGGCGTCGGGTAGACGAACAGCGCGGGCCGCATGGCGGCGTAGCCGTCGCTGTCGATGATGATCACGGCCGCCTTCCGGTCGGGCTTCATGGCCTGCCGCTCCCCTCGTAGTCGAACACTTCTTCCAGCGCGCGCCCGTCGGGCCACGTGCGGTAGCCCAGCTCGCGCATGCCGCCGATCGCTTCGTTGTACTCCGCCTTGTCGGCAAACACCACGCGCTCGAGGTCGTCGAACACCGACAGGCTGTCCCTGAAATTGGTCTCATTGCTGCCGGCCGCCGCCGCGCGCTTCCAGCCGGCCGGGTCGATCTGCCGGTCCTGCACCTGGACGTTGCGGTCGACGTTGCCGAAGCGATCGCCGGTGTAGCTGAAGGCGTCGGTGCGGCGCATGAGGCGCTCGGGGTTCCAGTGCAGTCCGGCCTTGCCCTTGGTGCTCGTGCGGCTCTTGAGGCGGGTGAAGATGTAGTTCGCGCCGCCGGTGGTGTGGTCGTGGCTGACCGAGCTGCCGAAGCTGCCCACGCCGCGGCGCACGCGGTCGACCTGGCTGCCGATCTGGCCGCCGCCCTCGATGATGCCGCGCAGGCGGTCCCACTGGCGCGAGCCGCCGACTCCGAGGCCGTTGGTGTTGTGGTAGACGACGTGCGTCTTGGCGAAGGCGGCGACCTCCTTGTCGTCGAGGTCCGGGCGGTTGAGCAGAACGCGGCCGTGGCCGAAGGCCTGGTGCTCGCCTTCCGGGTTCCAGTAGCGCGACTTCGTGATGTCGCGCCCGACGTCGGCGTTCAGCGCGGCCAGCTTCGCCTTGTTGCGCTCGGCGGGATCCGCGATCGAGCTGGCGGCCCGGTAGGCCTCGTCGAGCTTGCTGTTGCGGATGGTCCGGATGTAGGCGATGCGGTCGAGGTAGAGCTCCATGCGCTCGGCTTCGGTGCTGCGCGTGGCGCGCACGCCGATCCGCTCGAGCATTTCGAATCCCTTGGCCGTCGCCGCGGCGCCTGCGCCGTCTACTTCGATCACCACCACGCCCTGGCTGGAGATCGCGTTGCCCTCGGCGGGGACGTAGCGCACGCGTGTCCCGGGCTCGTCGATCGCGTAGTGCGTGCTGGTGCCGGCGAGTTGCTGTTTCTTGCCGTTCAGGCGCGCGTTCGAGCGGTTGAAGTCCGCCAGCTCGTACTCGAAGGCGCCGCGCTTCTGCCACGGCAGGCCGCCGGCCTTGCCCTTCACCGGCGCCGGGGCGACGTCCTTGAAGGCGTCGAGGTCGACCATCCGGAAGGCCTTGAGCGGGCCGGTGCCGGTGAGCTGCGGCCGCATGAAGGCGACCAGTTCGGTCTTGAGCTTCTCGACCTCCCGGCGCATCGCCTTCGCGGGCCCTGGCGCGAGGCCGGGCGCCTCGAGCGCGTCGAGCGCGGAGTTCAGCGCGGTGGTGACCTCGGTCCACTTGCCGCGGACGGTCGCGTCCATCGGCTGGCCCTTCGCCGCTCGGCTGTTGACCGACTTCAGCAGGCTCAGCGTCTTTTCCCGCATCAGCTGCAGGCTGGCGCCTTCCTGCGTGCTGAGCGTCTTGCTGATCGCCTTCGCGCCCGGCTCGCGCACCTTCAGGAACAGGCGGGTGACCGGCTTGCCGGCCGCGCTGGTGATCTGGCTGACCACCACGTTCTGGTCCTCGATTTCGCTGCCGTCGGTGCGGATCGTGTAGCCGTTCACGCGGCTCGCCTCGATCTCCGCCTGCTCTCGGGCCGTGACCCGGGCGCCGTCGGGCTCTGGCGCGGCCACAGGGGCCGCTGGGCGCGCGTTCGGGTACTGCCGGTCCAGATCCTCGCGCCGGGCCTTCAGCGTGCGCGCCAGCGCCTTCCGCTCCGCCTCGTCCAGCGGGCCCAGCTCGCCCACGAGGCGGTCGATCGTCGCGTCGTCGACGTCGAGTACTCGCCGCACGCTGGCCTCGATCTCCGCGTCGGTCAGGGCGCCGAACACCTTGGACGCCTGGGGCGCGGTGCCAGCGTTCCGCAGGCTCTGGATCTCAGTGACGCTGTCGCCCCATGCCGCGCCCTTGAGCGTGCCCTGGGCGCGGAAGCGCAGGGCGCCGCCGGTGTCGACCCGGAACGCGCGCGCGCCGCGCATGAGCAGGTTGTCGAGCGTCGCGCCGGCGACGTCCCAATTGCCCAGCCATGCGTCGACCGCGAAGCCTTCGCCCGCGCCGCCCTTTTTCAGCGCGGCAGGCGTGCCCTTGGTGAGCCCGGCTTCCATCCGGCTGGCGATCGCGGTCTTGCCGTCCATCGTCACAAGGCGGATGTCGGGGACGTCGATGCCCGCGGCCTCGTAGAGCTTCGCGGCGAGCACTTCGTTCCGGGCCTGCTCGGCGCTGGCCGGGAATTTGACGTACCACTCGGTGCCGGTGGCCTTGTCGACGTAGGTGCCGCCGGGGTTCGAGCCCTTCTGGGGGCCGATCTGCACCATCTGGCCCGGGTTGATGTCCGGCACGGCGTCGCTGATGGGCGTCGGCCCTGGCGGCACGTCCGGCGCCTGGGCGATCGGCGCGGCGGGTGCCGGCGGCGCGGCCTTGGCGGCGTCCACCTGCTCGAGCACCTTCGCCTTCTGGGCGTCGCTCAGGCTGTCGAAGGCGAGCTGTTGCTTGTCCGTCGGGGGCTTGCCCGCGATCGCGTTCTTTTTCCAGCCCGCGAGGCCGCCGGCCTGCTGTCCGGCCGTGAGCTTTGCCGGCATCGCCTGGACCTTGGCCAGCACCTCTGCCGGTGAAAGGCCCGGGTTCTCGGCCAGCACGGTGGCGAGGTTCGCCTTCGGCAGCGCGCCCTGGGCGCCTGCGGCGATCTGCTCGAGTTCGCTCTGGACGGCCTTCGCCGCGGCCGTGGCGCCCACCTTGGCGTCGATCTCCGCCTGCAGGGCGAGCTGCGCGGGCTCGGGCAGCGCGTCGAACACGGCCTGTCCTGCGGCCGCACCGGGCTTGCCGGCGAGCTTGGCCTGTTTCCAATTGGCCAGCGCTGCGGCGTCCTTGACCTTCTGGGCCTCCGCCTGGGCCTTGGCCAGCAGCTCGACGGGATCCATCGCCTGCCCGGCCTTCGTGCCCTGGACCTTGGCGATCGCCTTGGCGAGGTAGGGGGTGTTCTCGGCGAGCGCCTTGTCGATCGAGGCTTGGGCGGCGCGCAGCTGGGCTTTGCCGGCGCCCTTCGTGAGCGTGGCGGCGTCAGGGCCGTCCGGGACCGCCTTGAGGCCCTGCGCCTTGGCGAAGTCGGCGGCGGCTTCCTGCGTGGCCTGGAGGCCCTGCGCGGCGGCCTTCGCGGTCGCCGGCGGCATCGCCTTGATCTTCTCGGCGGCGATCTTCTGGAGGTCGGCGTAGTGGCGGGCGCCGGGGTTGGTGTCCCAGCCCGGGTCGAGGCCCTTGGGCACCTGCAGCGTCTTGCCGGTGCGCGGGTTCGTCCACGAGTACTTGCCGGCGTTCGGCGCCTTCGGACTGGGCGTCAGGCCGAGGTCCTCGAGTTCTTCCTCGGCGAGCTGGATGACGCCGCAGCGGCAATTCCAGCCGTTGGGCGGGTAGTGCGTGCGCCAGAAGTCGTCGTCGACCGGCAGGATGGTGCCGTCCCACGCCGCGTGCTCGGGCCGGGTCCGGTGGTCGTCGACCGCGTCGTAGAGCAGGTACTCGGCGACGTCCTTGTTGGCCTGGATCTGCTGCCAGTGGCCGGCGGCGTAGCTGCTCTGGACGTTGGTGCGAAAGATCGTCTTGAGGCGGCCCGGGCTGCCGAGCTGGGCGACGATGGTCTCGCCGGTCAGTGGATCCGTCACGGCCTCGCGGCCCCACCAGCCCTTGGACTGGAGCACCGGGATGATCGTGTCGCTCCAGCTGCGGAAGCTGATGCCCTGGGCGAGCGCGTCCTCAAGGCTCGCCTGGACGTCGGCCAGCAGATCGAGGTCGGCCATCTTGGCCACGGTGAACGCGGTGGCGTGTTCCTCGCCCAGCATGTCGCGCCAGTCGAAGGTCGCCTTCAGGCCCTTGGACTTGAAGAACGCGAGCGCCTCGGCCGGCGGCAGCGTGAAGCTGGCCGTCGCCGGAGCGTCGAAGAATTCCAGCAGGGTCTCGACGAGGCTCATTCCTGCTCGATCTCCTCGCGGTAGACGCGCTTGCCGGCGTAGTCGAGCAGGCCCAGCAGCTCGGTCGCCCGTGTCGGCCTGCCGAGGCGCTTGGGCGGGAACAGCGTCGAATGCGCGTGGCAGGCCATGACGAGCACGCCGTAGTCGGCAACGATGGAGCCGTTCCGCAGCCCTGCCGCGGTCGCCTCGAGCGCCGCGGCCATCTCGAGGCGCCCGTCGATCGGCGCGACCGCGGTGACCACGCTCAGCGTCGGCTTACGGTCGTTGGCCACGGAGGAGGCCCATCAGCCGCGCCACGATGCCGCCCCGCACGAGGTCGTCGGCCAGCGGCTCCGGTGCGGACTCGGCCGCCATCTCCCGCAGGCGGGCCCGGAAGGTCTCGTAGTCCGACGTCTGCTCGGCGTAGTCGAGGATCTCTTGCACGCGGGCGCCGATGCTCGCCTGGTAGCGGTTCGCGAAGGCCTGCGCCGCCTCGAGCAGGGCCTGCTGGTCGGCACGCCCGCCGTTGCGGATGGCCGCCAGCGCGCCGATCTCGGCGAATTCGGCCGCGGCCTGCTGGGCGAGCGGGTTGGCGGCGCCGCCCTGCAGGGGCTCGGGCACTTCCTTGCGCTGGTAGCCGGTCCCGTAGGTGGCGGTGAAGCTTTCGTCGGTCCGCTCCCAGCCCAGCTCGCCGATCGTCTTGTCGCGGGTCGCGATCGCGTCGAGGTCCTCGGGCGGGTCGACGATGCGCCACACCTTGGGCGGCTTCGCGCCTGGGAAGTTCCATTCGGTCAGCCAGCGGACCACGGTGCGGTTGAAGCTGCCGCAGACGAGGTCGGCGTCGGCCTTCACCAGCTCGCCCTTGACCTCGGTCTGCAGCTCGTCATTGCCGAGGCGGCCGGGCGTGCCCTGCGTGCTGGCCGTCTGGCCGATGATCACCTTCGCCAGCGCCGCGTCCATCGCCGCGCGCATGGTGTCGTAGTCCTGGGTGCCGCTGCGCACGGCGTTGAGGAATTCGAATTCCGTGCCCTCGGGCAGGATCACGCCCGTCTCGCTGGCCATGGCCTGCATCGCCTGGCGCACGCGGTTGCGGATGGTCGGGTTGTCGTACTGGCCGGGCGGCATCTTGGCGATCGCGGTGGGCATCCCGAATTTCTCGAGGAACACCAGCCAGAATTTGATGTTGTTGCGCTTGAAGAACACCGGCCAGTAGCAATAGTGCGCGAGGCCCAGCCCGTAGGGGCTGTCGTCGTGGTCGGCGCCCGTGCTAAGCGTCCACATCTTGCGCTCGGGCAGGCGGACAAAGCGGCCCTGACTCTGGCTCCAGATGAAGGGGGCGCCGCGGTCGTTGGCGTAGGCGAAGCGCGAGCGGTCGCGCACGCGGATGTCGGCCAGCGCCACCTTCCCCTCGATGAGGTCGGGCTGGTAGAGGCACTCGGCGACGGCGTGGCCGTACCAGCGGGCGTAAAGCATGCCGTCGGTGATCCGGTCCCACTCGAGTTCCTGCAGCTGCTCGCGCATCCAGTCGGCGGCCGCCTTGCTCAACGCGTCCTCGCCGCCGGCGTCGACCGTCCACTCGCACTTCGTGACGGCCAGCCGGCGCTGCTCGAAGGGCGCCTTGCAGCCGTCGTCGCGCAGGGTCTCCCGGTAGAGGCCGTAATCGCCGCCGCGCAGGGTGAGCACGCTGTCGTCGGGCAGGAGCAGCTTCACGAACGGGCCGGCCAGCAGGCCGAAGTCGTCGTCGCGGGCGGTCAGCTCGCCTTCCGCGGGGGTCGGCTGGTCTTGCGGTTGGGTGGCCATCGGTCAGGCGTCCTGGTTCGTGATGATCGGGGTCACGGGTTGTAGCCGCCGTAGGGGTCGTCGTCGTCGAACGCGATGCTGCCATATCCCGGGGCAAGGTCGTCGCTGGGACCCGTACCGTCGAGCTGCAGCCCGGTGCGCGTGCCCGTGCTGTCGAAGTCGAAGAGGCGCCCGACGAGGCTCGTCCGCGCCCAGTTGATGAATTGGCTGGTGCTGTCGACCTGGTCGTCGTGGGGGGCGAGCGGGAAGATCGACAGCTCGCCTTCGTAGGCCTGCAGCCATTCGGCGCTGGTGGGCAGGTAGACCTTGCCGGCCTCGATCGGTCCGGTGGCGCCGATCATGCGGCTGACCTTGTCGCCCTCGGGCTCGATCGCGATCACCGGCAGGGCGGTGCCTTCCTGCAGCTCTTGGATCAGCGACTGGCCGCTGCCCTTGTCCTCGATGAGCACGTGGGTCGGCTTGTAGAGCCGGGCCTGCTCGATCGCCGCGGCCTTCAGCGCCGGGAAGGTCAGGCGCTCGCGGAAGACGTGCAGCAGGTAGGCGCCGTGGCGGGTGACGGCCCACGTCGTGCATACGCTGGGGTCGTTGACCTGGTTGGGCTTGATGCCCGTATCCCAGCTCTGGACGACCGCCACCACGCCGTCGGGCTCGCCGCTGTACCGGCGGAACCACTCGAGCTTGATGACGTTGCCCTCGGGCGTCGCGTTCCAGTCGCCCAGCAGCCATGCCCGCACCAGCCATGCGGGGCCTGATCGGCGCAGGCGCTGCAGGTAGCCGGGGTCGGCCAGGAGCAGCTTCGGGTTGTCGGTCAGCAGGCTGGGGATGTAGACGCGCTGGGCGCCCGTCGTGGGGTCGCGGAACGGCACGCCGGCGCGCTGGCCCTTGATGTAACGCTCGACCAGCCACGCGTGTCCTGGGCCGCCCGGGTTCGCGCTCATCGCCTGCCGCGGCGGGACGCCCGTCTTGTCGCGCAGGGTGGCGACCAGCTTGTCGATCGGCGCGGGGTCCGGGAAATTGCCGGCCTCGTCGATCAGGAGGTCGTTGTAGCTGTGGCCCTGGTAGCGGCCGGCGTCGGCATCTCGCTGCAGGAACCGGAGCTTCAGCCATCCGCCCCACGGGAATTCCCACAGGTGGCGGCTCTGGCGCCAGCGGGCGCCGATCGGCTCGAGCAGCTCAGTGGCGCGGCCGTTGACCTCGTCGAGCTCGTCGTACGTGCGGCGCAGCAGCAGCCCGCGGTACCGGCCCGGGTAGCGCAGGCTCCGGGTGATGGCGCGGCCGAGCAGGCTGTCCGTCTTGCCGCCGCCTCGAGCGCCGCCGAACAGGACGTCGTCGACCGGGCAGGTGATGAAGGCGGCCTGGGGGCCGGGCTGCGGCACCCAGATCGGGCGCTGCTCTCTTACTCTGGCGGCGTGCCGGTGCGTGCGCTGTCGAGCAATTCGGCCACCATTGCCTCGGCGGTCGCCTCCCGTGCTTTCAGCATGGCTTGCGTCTCGGCTGCCCATTCGTGGATGTCTCGCTCAGGTGGCACCGGCTGGATCCAGTCGGCTGGGCTGCGTTCGTGCTCGCCCGTGGGGTCGGTGTGGGCGATCTTGATCGGCGCCTCGAGGCCGAGCAGTCGGGTCATGGCGACGACGAGGAAGCGGGCCTCTCGGACCGCCTTGAGGTCGGGCTTGCCGCTGGTGGCGGGCGTCCACACGGCCATCAGCAGTTGCTCGAGGCGCTGCAGGTTCAGCGATCGGAAGCGGGCGGTCTGCTGGAGGTCCGCCTTGGCCAGCTCGTCGAGGGCCTTGGTGATGTGGCTGTGGACCGTCGACTTCGACAGGTTCAGCAGGCGGCCGATCTCGGCCATGGACGCGCCCCCGATGCGCAGCGCGAGGACTTCACGGCGGCGCTGCTCGACCTCGAGCTTCTTGGCTGCGCTATCGGGGGTGGGTCGTTTCATCGGTCAGCCTGGGACGGGTTGAAAAACCGCAGGCGGTACATGCCGATGCCGGCGCCGAGCTGGGCGGAGAGCAGGCCGTCGCGGGTCAGGGCCCACAGCGCGGCGCCGTAGACGATCGCCCCGATCAGCAGCTCCAGCAGCAGCTCGCGCCGGCTCATCGGTCAGGACCTCGGCGCGCGGCCGTTGCTGGTGCGGGTGCGGGTCGTGCCCGTGTCGGCCACCACCGGGCCTGCGGAGGCGTCCTCGGCGGCGCGCAGCTCGCGGCCCTGCTCGGCGGTGTCCACGGGCGGCGCTGCAGGCGCGGCGGCCTTGTCGGCCTTCTCGTGGCCCTTCCGGTTGCCGGGCTTGGCCTGCTCGTCGCGGCGCGGGTCCTCGGCCGGGATGGGCGCGTCCTCGGTCGTGGGGGTCAGCGCTGCCGGCGGGACCACCGGGCGGGCTTCCGTGATGGCGAGGCCCTGGTCGAGCGTCATGCCGGTGCGGGTGCTGTCGTCGGCGGTCTGCGTCTCGGCCTGCGCCTTAGACGCCTCGCGCGCGGCCTGGTCGGCCTGCTCGGCGCGCTCCTGGGCATCGACCCACGCCTGGTCGGACTCGACGCGGACGGTGAACGTGTCGCCGGGCTTCAGGTGGTAGAGGTTGCCCTCGGATGCGCGGATGCGCTCGGGTTCCTGGCCTTCGCGCTCGATGACGAGCAGGGTGCCGACCAGCGCGGCGGCGAGGATGGACACTTGTGCGGTCTGCGGCTTCATGGCGGTGCTCCGGTGGTGGTGGGGGTCCCCGGGGAACGGTAGCGCCGGGCGCGTGGTGAGCCCGGCGCTTTCGGGCATCAGCCGGGCACGGCCTGCAGCCGCGGTTCACGTCGTCCGTCGAGCGCATCCGGGAAGGCGCGGCCGGCCTGGGCGTCGCTGATCGGGCCGCTCTGGCCATCGTCGTCGCCGGCGTCCGCCTCGGGCTCTGCCTTGCGGGCGGCCTTGGCCTCGTCGCGCAGGCGCTGCAGGTCGCCGATCTTGGGCGGCTGCACGTCGACCTCGATGCTCTGGCCGAGCAGGCCGTAGAGCTTCGCCACGTCGTCGGCGGTCGGGTAGGCGCTGCAGGTGAAGGTCAGGCCCACGGTGCCGCCGTTGCGGGCTTCGACCACCACGCCCTTCAGCGTGACCTTGTCGAGCTCGATGCGCACCGGGTCGAATTCGCCGGACCGCAGGTTCGCGAAGTAGCCGGGCCAGTCCTCCGTGCTGGCCCACGGGCGGGCCTTCGGGTAGCGCGGCGTGGTGAGCGTGCCGGGCTCGGCGGTCATGTCGGCCTGGTGGCCCTTCTCGTCCTCGCGCCGGTAGAGGCTGTGCAGCAGGCCCGGGTGGATGTCCTCGAGCATCGTGTTCGGAACGTCGGCGGTGAATTTCAGGTCGACCGCGGGTCGCTTCTTGTCCTTCCCGTGATTCTCCAGCCGGATGTTGAGGTGCGCGAGCAGTGCGGTCGCGGCGGCAAGTTGCAGCATGGGTGGCGTCCTCGTTCGGGCCTGTCTGCGTTCGGGGAGCCGTGGCCCGGGTCCGTCTCCCCTGCGGGTTTGCAGCTTACGCCTGTTCGTGGCTTTCGGCGCTTGCTGGTGGTGCTCCGAACGGGGGTGGCCTTTCCCGTTCGGGCGTTCGGTCAGCGCCGGGGCTCGATAGGTTCCCGCTCACTCGCCGGGATGGCTGCGTAGTCGCGGTCGCTCAAGCGGTGGTCGTACACGCGGGGGCCCACGTTGGCCCGGCCGAATGCCGCCCCTGCGGGCTCGTCGGGCTGCAGGCCTGGTCCGGTGCCGATCGACGCGGTGCCGAATGCCTGGACGGGTGCCGGGTCTGCGTCGGGGAGGGCGCGGTACTCGTCGTGGCGCTTGATGCGGTCCGTGCGGTCGGCCTGGCGCTTGGCCGCGGCGGGGCTCAGCACCAGCAGGCCCTGGCCCCATGCCTCGAGCAGGTTCGCGATCAGGTGGTCGCCCTCGTCGCCGTCGGGATCTCGCTCTGCGCGGCGTCGGGCCCACGTGGCCAGCTCGATCGCTTCGGCCTTGGTGGGCAGTCGGTGCGGGTTGTGGACGATGTTGGGCATCAGAGCAGTGCCTCCTGGGTGGGCGCGTCGGCGTGCGACGGGCAGTGGTGAAGGTCCGGGCCGACCTCGGTCGCGTGGCCTGCGCACATCGCGGCGTCGCAGGTGCGTCCTCGGCCCTTGGGGGCGTCGCACAGGAGCGTGGCGGTCCGTGCGCAGCCGGCGACGCTGCAGGCGCGGTGCCGGCGGCCGCGGCTGCATACGATCGCGGTGGCGCCGCCTGGGAGCTGGACGGTCTCGCAGGTCACTGGGCCCGCCTGCGTCTCAGGTACTCATCGACGACCCACGCCCGGGGCGCTCCCCAGCGCTCGTCGTAGGCCTCGACCATGGTCGCCGTCCCGTAGCTGACGGCGGCCAGCCGCATGTGCGGCGCGAACCTGGCGAAGATGGCGGCGAAGACGTCGAGGCGGACGAACACCACCACGCCGCCGAGCTGGTGCCATGGCTGGCCGCGCATCCACGCGTAATCGCCGAGTTTCGTCGCGTCGACGTAGGCCGCCTCAACGTAGCCGGGAGGGGGTCCGCCGTGCCAAGGGCCGCGCAGCGTGGCCTCGGTCCCGTCCTCGAGCGTGATGTCGACGTTCCAGCCGGCGAAGCCCTGCTCTTGGCGGGTGGCCATGCGCTCGACCTCGACCCACTCGCCGGGCTGGTCGCGCATGGGCTCGGTGACCGTTGCCCGCGGGAGGAGCGGCGGGTGCGTGTGCAGCGCGCCGTCCCGGGTGCGGTACCGACGCAGCTTGGTGGGACTCAGCCCGCCGCCCTGGTAGAAGGCCTCGGCGATGCCGTCGGGGCTCTCGGCGAGGTAGAGGTCGCCGTGCACCTGGAAGCGCCTTCCCTGCCACGTCCGGAGGTCCCGGGCAGCCTTGATCCGGACGCGCGGCGGCGTGGCGAGGTTCGGCCGGCTCTCGTAGTCCATGTCCTCGACGTGGAGGTCGAGCGCCCAGTCTGGGATGGGCTCGGGTCCGGTCGGCAGCTCGACGGGGGTCCACGTGCGGCCGCTGCCGTGGAAGACGACGCGGGCCTGGTCGCTGCTCATGTGGCCCGTCATGCCTGCGCTCCGCCGCGACCCGTGTCGCTCGCCTGCGCGGCCGGGGGTGGGGCATTCCGGCAGCCTGCCGCGTGCTTGCCGAACCATTCGCCGCACCACGCACAGTCGCGTTCCGCCTCCCCGTTGCCGCGTGGCGCGGCCTCCTGCGCGTGGGGCTGCGCTAGGGCCTTCCGCGCGCATCGTTCGATCGTGGCGATGGCGTCATAGCCGCCCTCATCGATCCAGCCGACGATGCTTTCCAGCGCGAATCGATAGCGCGCAGCCTCATCCACCGCAGGCTGCCCGTGGGGTGCGGCTAGGGCGGCTTCCGCGTCATGTAGCGCGTCAGTCAGGGCTGAGATGGCATCACCTTCCAGCGCGTAATCCCCCGACAAGGCCACGCGCCGCACAGTCTCGGTAAGGTCCCGCAGCGCATCCACCGCCCCCGGCTTCGGGGTGTCGTTCGTGTCGGTCATGGCTGGGGCTCCCGCGGCGTGATGCGGTCGAAGGCCAGCTTCCCGCACATCGCCTTCTCGCCGGTGAAGTCTTGCCAGCGCTGGATGGTCGCGTCGGCGTAGCGCGGGTCGAGCTCGATGAGGTGGGCGATCATGCCGAGCTGGTGGGCGGCGATGAGGGTGGATCCGCTCCCGCCGCAGACGTCGAGCACGTGGTCGCCCGGGAGCGCGCTGTTGCCCAGCGTGGCGTGGATCAGCGCCGTCGGCTTCATGGTCGGGTGGACGTCGTTGCGGCCGGGCTTCGGGCAATCGATGACGCTCGGGTGGGCCTGGGCGATCAGCGCCTTCAGCATGTCGCGGAGGTCCGCCTTGCCGAGGCTGTCGATGTCGAGGCGGTCGTCGATCACCGTGCTCTTGTTGCGGGCGCCGAACCAGCGGTGCGCGGCGCCGGGCTTCCAGCCGTACAGGATCGGCTCGTGCTGCCACTGGTAGTCCTGGCGGCCCATGACGAAGGCGTTTTTCACCCAGACGAGGCACTGGCGCAGCGACCAGCCGGCGTCGATCGCGGCCTGCCGGAAGTTCAGGCCCTCGCTGTCGGCGTGGGCGATGTAGATCGGGCTGCCTGGCTCGCAGTGCGCGAGCGCGTTCGCGAGGATCCGCGTCAGGAATTGCCGGAAGGCATCGCTGGCCATGCTGTCGTTGGCGATGCGCATGCCGTCGGTGCCCTCGTAGTCGACGTTGTAGGGCGGGTCGGTCCAGACCGCCTGGGCGATGTGGCCATCCATCGCCGCGGCGACGGCGCCGTGCTGCGTGCTGTCGCCCACGTAGAGGCGGTGCTCGCCCAGCCGCCACAGCTCGCCCGGCTGCGTGCGCACGCGCTGCGGCGGCGGCGGTGCGGCGTCCGGGTCGGTCTGGCCGGCCTTCGGCGCGCGCTGGTCCGCAAGCTGGGCGCGCTGGGCGTCGAGGAACGCGTCAAGCCGGGCGTTGCCCGCCTCGAGGCCCGCGAGCAGCTGCGCGAGGTTGCCGTCGTCTCGGCCGGCCATCGCGGCGATCGGGTCGAGCGTGGCCAGCGCCATGCGTTCCTCGTCGTCGGTGAGGTCGACGTAGATCACCGGAACCTGCTCGCCGTGGCGCTGGGCCAGCTTCGCGCGCAGGTGGCCGTCGACGATGGTCATGGTGCGCTGGTTCACCACCACGCGCTGGATCCAGCCGAGGCGCTCGATCGCGCCGGTCAACGCGCGCTGCTGCTCGGCCGGGTGCGTGCGGAAATTCAGCGGGTTAGCGGCCAGCGTGGTCGGGTCGACCATCGCCTCGCCGATGATGCGGTTGGACCACTTCGCTACGGGCTCGTCGGTCTGTGCGGGTTCGTTCATCGGGCGTCCTCGGGGGCTGGCAGAAGGTTGGTCTGGGTGACGTGCTCGATCACCGTGGTGCCGTTGGGCAGGAGCATGTGCGACAGAAAGGCGGCCTCGGCGCTAAACATGCCGATCTCGACGGCCGTCACCTGGCCCTTAATCCAGTCGCGAAGGATCGAGTAGACGGCGATCGCGCCCTTCTCGAGCGCGGCGGCCTCGTACTCGGCTCGCGTCTTGCGTGATCGCGATGCGTTCCACGGGTGGGCGCGCATGAAGGCGGCGGCGTAACCCCCCGCGCTGGCCCGGACGATCACCTGGCGGCCGCGATGCTCGAATTGCACGAGCACCTCGCGCTTGTCAGTGTCCTCGCCGAAGCCGAATTTCGTGCAGCCGAAGCCGCGGAGGATCTTCTGGATGTCCTGCAGCGCGCGGTCGCCGCTGGTGGCGTTCTCGTAGGGCAGGGCCTTTGCAGCTGCCATGTTCATTTTTCCGGGCTGGAATGTAGGAGCGGCGCCAGCACGCGCGGGCGGCTGGCGATGCGAAACCACAGGTTGAAGGCGTTGTCGCATCGGACTTCCGGCACCGGCCGTGGTCGGATGATCCACGGCGGTGGGCAGGGCTTCGGCTTGGGGCCGCTGGTCATTCGAAGCGGCGTCCCTGCGCGGCCTGCTGGAATTCGGCCCGCGTGAAGCGGTGCCCGGTCCAATCGATGAAGTCCTCGTCGACCACCGGCCAGACTCCGCGGCAGAAGCGCACGCAGCTCGCGAGCGCGGCGTCTCGGTCGAGGTTGGGGCCGATGTCTGGCCGGAGGGCGATCGCGTCAGCGGCGCGCTCGTCGAGGTCCTCGAGGGGCGGCAGGCCGCGCTCGGCGCCGGCGCTGAAGTGTTCGGGCGCGGGGCGCGGGATGGTGCCGTCGATCGGCTGATCGGTGATGCCGATGCCGGTCATATCGAGCAGCCGGTCCTCGGGGAACACGGCGTGCTCGTAGCCGCCGCGCATCATGCGGTCGCGGATAAGGTCGACGATCTCGGAGGGCAGCTCGATCAGGGCGAGCGTGTGGGTGGTGCGTGGCATGGGCTGGTGTCCTGGCGTGGCGCCTGGGGCGGCGCACGGGCACTTTGCCCCTATCCGTGGCACCTAGCAAGCGGCGCCGGTCAGCGGTTGGGGGCGTCCTCGCCAGCCTGCAGGCGGGTCTTGTCCCGCTTGCAGCTCACCTGCCACCAGCTGCATTCGACGCGCCCGGCCTTGATCCGATTGATGCCGCGATCGAGCGTCACCCACGCGCGCGTCTTGTCGTCGTTGGACGCCTTCAGCGCGTCCTCGAGGTCGCCCATGCAGTAGTCCTGGGCGCGCTCGGTCTCGGCGAGCTCGGCGCAGTACTCGCGGCCGTTAGGGAGTCTCGTCCGCTGCAGGTCGCGCTTCACGTTCGCGCGCAGCGTTTCCAGATCGCTCTCGGGCGAGTCGTCGCGCCTTGAAGGCGTTGCGCACGCTGTCAGGCACAGGCTGATCAGCGCGACTGCGTACATGCGGTTCATTGGCTTCGTTCCTGGTGGTGTGCTCGATGAAGATCGTTCGGCCCGCGGCGGTCGCCTCGCTCGCCTGCGCGCGGTCGCTGTCAGCGGCGACGGCGTCCTGCGTCATGCCGGCGGTCGCCTCGACCTTCGCCTCGAGCGGTGCGGTCGCGGCGTTCACTGCGCTTCGCGTCTGCCACCAGCTCACGCCACGCTCGGCGAGCAGGGCTACCGCGATGACGCCGATCGCGATGATCGTCAGCACCCACTTCGGGCTCAGGGTCGGGTTCATTTTCGCGTCGCCTCACGGTCGGGGTGTCCTCGGAAGCGTCGGCGCTCGGGTCCGGTGTAGGGCGAATCGTCACCGGCGAGGTAGGTCCACGCGCGGCCGTAGCGTCGCGCGATGCGCTGGTCGCTCGCGAGGAATGCCAGCACGCCGATCGCGCCGATGACGGCGCTCCAGCGCACGTGCTCGATGTGCGTCAGAACGTCGATCAGCCGGACCACCAGCCCGAAGGCCATCAGTGCGCCGCCGCAGATGACGATGTGGTTTCGGCGCGTGCTGGTGGTCTCGTCCTGCAGGCGCAGCGCGAGCACCACGAGCAGCAGCACGATCAGCGCGGCGAGGAAGTGTCCCGGGTAGATGGTGTCCATGGTCAGGGCTCGAGTGGGCGGTCGGTCTTGCGACGCCGCGGGTAGAAGCTTTGCCCGAGCGCCTGGAACTCAGCGGCTACGCGTCGGCGCCTATCCATGTGCGGCCACTCTGCCGTCCGGCGGTGCTTGCCGGTGATGTACTCGTGCCAAGGCGGCAGCCCTTCGGTCGTCATGACGACCAGCGCGAAGCTCCACGCGATGCACGCGCTGCGCCAGTTGCCTGGCAGGAACCGCCACGCCTCCTCGCTGGCCGGTGCGTACAGCATGATCGCGGCCATGCACGCCAGCCCGATCAGCCCGAGGCGCCGCACGTGGTGTCGCGTCTCCCACTGGTCGCGGCCAAGGTCGGCGAGGCGGGCGGTGGCGCTGGCGATGATGATCAGCCACGCCGGCAGCGCAATGAAGTACCAGAGGTTCATTTGCCGGGGTCTCCCTGGTCGGCAGGCGGCTCCTCGATCGCAGGCGCGGCCGCCTGTTTCCGACGGAAGAAGGCGAGGTCTGAAAGCTTGAAGTCGCGGATGAGCCGGCGCACGGTCGGGATCGCTTCGGGCAGCGCGTAATAGCAGAACAGCGCGGCGAGCGCCGCGACGCCGCCCTCGACGCCGCCGTTGACCCACGCCCAGCCCATCCAGCTCGGGATGACGCCAGTGATGGCGCTGGCGAGGATGACGGTCGCGGTGGCTAGCGTGAAAAGCTTGCCGCGCTCGAGCGTGCGGTCGTCGTAGCCGATCGCCGCATACGTGCCGAGCACCGCGCCGGCGACCGTCGAGACGCCGACGCCCAGCATCGGCTCGGTCAGCTCGTTGGTGAAGTAGCTCGGGATGCTGGCGGCGATGCCGACGAGAGCGGGGATGGCTTTGTCCGATAGGGTCATCGCGTCACGCACCTTTCGGGATCTCGAAGTGCGGCCCGTCGAGGAATGCCTTTCGCTTGGGCTTCGCGTTGAGCCTGGCGTCCACGTAGGCCTGGGTGGCGCGCTTCAATGACGCGAGGCTCGCGTGGTCGTTGAGCAGGAACCAGCCGCCGCCCCAGCGCACGGGCGTCTTGAACTCGATCGCGGCGCGACGCATGGCATCGGCGATCGGCGGGTAAAGCGGCCACTCCCAGCGGATCGACCCGTGCACCCACGCGACGAGGTCGACGGCCTTGCCGTAGCCGTCGGGCTGCAGCAGGTGTCGGCTGTCCATGGTCTGGCTCGCGCCGCGGCGCACGTACTCGCGCTGGGTCTCGACGCTGCGGACGCCCTCGTGGACGCTGAAGTCTTGGCTGCTGATCGCGATCGCGCGCTCGACGACGCGCACCAGCCTGGGGTCGACGCCCTGGAGGCGGGACCGGGACTTCTGTCCAAGGTTGTACATGGGTGCCTCCGGGCTGATGCCCGCGAGGCTATTCGTCTGCCCCGTCGTCGGGCAGGTGGGACCCGTTCCGAAGGGCCTCTCGGCGGTCGAGCTCGGCTTCGCGGCCGCTTCGCACGAGAATGTGCCGGACCCACTTGCGGCTCAGGCCCTGGTCGAAGCTGATCGAGCGGATGCTGGCGCCCTCGTCGAAGGCCGCGACGACGGCCTCGTTCCGCAGCTCGAGCACCGCGTTGACCTCGCTCGGGATCTCGAGGCGCTCGCCGCCCTTGGCTTTGGCCAGCTTCCGGGCGGCGGTGAGGCCAATGCACAGCGCGATCGCGTGGGTCTCGGTCAGGCGCTCAGCGCTCGGGACGCTGAGTTGGCGTCCGCCGAACGAGCGCGTCAAGGCGATGGCGGCCTGGTGCCCACAGGCCTCGACGATCTCGTTCAACGTCCGGCTACGCATGCCTGGGCCCGCGGTTGGTGGTCACGGGGTGGCAAGTTACCACGCGTTAGTGCGGGTTGCCTTTTCGCGGGGTTCCGACCGTCTGCGAGTATCGCTCGATTTCGACGCCTATCGCCGGCAGCACCTTGCCCACTTCCTCCGGCGGCAGGCCTTCGGCGAAGGCGTCCTCGACCGTGGCCAGCACCGCGAAAGCGCCGGCGAAGAAAGCGCGCTTCATCTCCTGGCGCTGGACGTCGTGCGCCGCGAGCGGGATGACCTCGTCCTGGAAGCTCTGCCACTGATGCTCGAGCAGGCTGATCGGGGTCTGCGGGTCGGTCAGGTCGATCACCTGCGTGCTGCCGGGGTTGCGGAGTCGGTTCGTCATGAGGGGTCCTATCGGGTGGGGAGCTGGGCGAGCATTGAGTCGAGTACTCCGGCGCGCTCATCGTGGACGGCGGCCCGCGCCTCGAGCTGCGCGCGGGTCTCGCCGGGGTTGAGGTCGCGGGTACGGCAGTTCACGGCGATGCTGCGGTGGCAGGCCGCGTTGTGGACGATCGATGCGCGCAGGAGCGGCAGGGCGTCGGGGTGGTCGCTGGCGATCGCGAACGTGCGCTCGGTCATCGCAGCAGCACGAAGTCGGCGAGGCGCTTGATCCATCCGCCCGCGCGCCAGTTCTCGCGCACCGCGACCTCGATCCAGCCCGGCGAGCCCTGCGGCGCGTAGAGCTTCACGGCGTCCACGGCGATGACCTGGGCGTCGTCGGCGTAGACCACGCCGTTCATGGCGTCGCTGACGGCCTTGACGATGTTGTCGAGGTCCGGGTCGTCGGTCGGGGCGATCTCGCCGCGGGTGGCGCCTTCGGCCTTCCACTTGGACCAGCTGCTGGGGATCTCGACGTGCACGGTCACCTGGAGCTCGATCGGCCGGCGCGAAGGCTCGGCGTCCCCCCATGCCCGGCGGGCGATCGCCTTGATCCGTTCCTCGTAGGCGACGGTCTCCTTCGGCGTGTACCACTGCAGGAAGGGGCGCTTGCCCTTGGGCGTGACGATGCGCGCGCGGACCCGCTCCTTCGGTGCGGCCGCGCCGGCGAGTCGGAACCGCACGGTGCGGCCCGGCTGCAGGATCTGGGCGACGGCGTTCACTCGGGCTGGTCCTCGCCGACGCGTGCGAACGGGTAGCGGTCCGGGTGCGGCTTGATCAGCTGCTGGAAGTAGGCGCCCTTGCTCTCGGCATCGCGGAATGCCTGCCAGTCGGTGTCGCCGAAGTTCTCGTAGCGGTAGAGCGCGCCGCGCTGGCCGGGCTTGCGGGAGGCGAACCGCACCAGCAGGGCCCTGAAGATCGGGTCGTGCCCGATCGCCTCGATCAGCGAGCTGTCGACCGGGTGCATGGTGACGGAGGCGACCCACGACGCCTCGTCGACGACCACCGGCGTGCGCAGGGCCTCGGCGCGGCGCTTGTTGGCTTCGTGCCGCTCGACGAGCGCGCGGATCTCCGCCTGCTCGGTCGGGTCCAGCGGCGGGCTGTTGTTGATCGGGCTCATAGCAGGCGCTCCTGGATGGTGCCGTCCTCGCGGACGATGCGGTTGTAGCTGGCTTCGACGCCGCTACCAAAGCAGGCGAGGCACTCGCCCGGGTTGTATTGCTTGGGGTGGTGCTGGTGCTGCGGATCCTTCCGCGTGCCGTTGCAGCGGATGCAGCTCTCGCGCTCGCGCAGCACGATCGGCGCGGCGACCGGCTCCGGGTCCGGCATGCGCAGCGCCTGGCGGCACGCCGCGAGGCATTCCTCGGTCGACATCATGATCGGCGGGGGCGGCTCGCGCCGGTCCTCGTGCGTGATCTGCTGGCTGGCGGGCGTGTAGGCCGGGAGGCCGCCGCCGGCGAGCAGGTGGGCTTTGGCGCGGGCGTGGGCGCGCTCGAGCATGCGCCACTGCTCGTCCGGGCCCTTCATGCGCCACTCGGCCTCGCTGATGCCGCGCTTCACCAGCACGCTGAAGGGGTGCCATTCCGCCGGCGGCTTCTGCAGGTTCGCGTCGACCTCAGTGATCGGCAGGCCGCCGAGGCAGTAGAACCGGAAGTCGGCCAGCACCGGGGGCCATCCGTCCGGCGCCCGGCGTGCCGTGTCGAGGCCCCGCTGCAGCGCGCGCTGGCCGATGCCCGCGAGGTCGACGGCCCAGACGCGGCCGCTCGTCTCGGCGAAGTTGTCGCCGTGCGCGCTAGTCCAGCGGTGGCCGAAGGCCGCCGTCATCGTCGCCGCTATCAGGTCCAGTGCCTGCGTGGGCAGCGGCTTGCGCTGCTCGCTCGAAGGCGTTTCCGAGGACACGATCGATCGCGCCTCCCTGGCGGCCGTTATTGCCGCGCGTCCTGCTCTGTGCATAATCGTTGCTCCCGTGAGTGGTGTTCGCGGTCCCTGCCCCAGCCCTAGCCGGCTGGGGTTTTCCGTTTCTGGCTTCGATCCATTCGACCTTGAAGCCGGTCCAGCCTCGATCGACGCATTCGTCGAGCACCTGGTCAACCGTCCAGCCCATCGCGATCGCTTCCACCAGCCGCGGGGCCATGCGCTTGATGACCTTCGCCGTGACGGGTGCCCGCTTCGCTTGTCGGAGCTTCAGCCAGTCGGCAAGGGTCTCCGGTGAAGGCTGGGCCGGCCATTCGCTGAAGTCGAGCCTCGCGCCCGCGGTAGAACCAGAAGCTGAGGCTTCAATGAGGCTTAGGGTCCGGCTGCCGGACGGGGTGGGTCCGGCTCCCGGACGGGGTCCGGCTCCCGGACGGGGTCCGGCTGCTGGACGGTTCGCCATCTCCGGACTCGTGCCCACCCGGATGCGGTAGAGGTTGCTCCGGTTGAAGCGCTGGGTGGCCTCGACGTAACCCCACGCCTTGAGCAGGGCGATGGCCTTGGCGACCGAGCTGCGGGCGAGCCCGGTGCGGTCCGCGATGGTCTCGAGGCTAGGCCATGCGCAATGGGCGTCGTCGGCCCGGTCGGCGAGGTAGATCAGCACGACTTTCTCGGTCGAGCGCATGGGGTGCCCCCACAGCTCGCGCGTCAGCGGGTTGCTCATGCCTGGCTGCCCTCCGCCCCGCGCGTCCACCGGATGCGCCGCGCGTCGAGCTGCTCGGTGTGGATCCAGAAGGCGTCGCACCGCTCGTCGTGCAGTGACTTGCCGCGGTAGGTGACCAGCTTCTCGTCCTGCAGCTTCGCGAGCACCGCGAGGACCTTGTCCCGGTCCAGCCCGGTGTGCGCCACGAGGAAGTCGACGCTTACGTGGCAGTCGTCGTCGTCGCCGCAGGCCTCGCCCATGAAGATCAGCACCAGCTTCGCGCTGGGGCTGATGCGCGCGTACATCGCCGCGCCTGTCTCGCGCACGCTCATTCCTGCACCCAGACGTAGAAGCGGGCCATCAGCACGCTGCGGTCGTGGTCGACGGTCTCGTGCTCGCGCCGGATCGCCTGCGCCAGAAACTCGATTCGCTGCTCGTCGAGGAATTCGATGGCCACCTGATCGGCGGCGTCGAGCGTGGCCATGTACGGCGTGATGTCCACGATCCCAGCGCAGCGCCTTCCCCCCCGGGATTGGTTTTTCATGCGGGCTGGTATCCGAGTTCGGCCACCGTCAGCTGGTCGAAGGCGGCGGGCAGGATCTGCTGCAGCGTCGCGGCGCCGCCGCTTAGCTGGACGAGCTTGCGGGCCTGCTCGGGCGTCGGGTCGCGGTTGACGTACCAGAGCCGGACGGCTTCGCCCTTCGTGAAGCCCATCGTGCGGCCCACGTGGCTGGCGCCGCCGGCGGCCTTGATGGCGATCCAGCGCGCGCGGCGCACCGGGTCGGCCGGCATGCCTGGCGCGAGGATGATGCCGTCGGACTTCCGCTTTCGCGGGGCTTTCTGCGGTTTCGTGGTCATGGCTCCTGGGTCTCGGTTGGCGGGACGGCGCCACTGTAGCCTCTGCCCCGGCTTGTTGCAATCGCGCTGCCGGCGATGGCAAGCTGCACCCGCTCCCGGCATCCCGCCGGACTTTCCGAGGTACCTCCCGTGAAGCACTCCGAGTCGTTTACCCAGATCGCGGCCGCCCTGGCTGTGGCGTCTGGCGCCTTTGGCGAAATCAAAAAGGACCGCGAGGTCGAGGTTAAAACCCGAGCCGGCGGCTCCTACTGTTTCAAGTACGCCACGCTCTCCGCGATCGTTGCCGCGGTGCGTCCCGCCCTATCGACGAACGGGCTGGTGCTGGTGCAGTCCGTCGTGACGGAAGGCGGCTACGACCCGGCGAGCGGCGCGGCCGTGGAGGAGGACTTCCTCGAAACGCGGCTCGTGCACGCGTCGGGCGAGTGGTTCGCCAATCTGACGCCCGTGCTGATCGACGCCGACGAGAAGGGCGCGCAGGCGTACGGCTCGGCGATCACCTACGCACGCCGCTACGGGATCACCCAGCTGCTGTGCGTGGTCGCCGATGAGGACGACGACGGCAATGCCGCATCCGGCAACGTGTCGCGCGATCGTCGTCCTGCGTCCGGTGGCGGTGGCGGTGGCCGTGGCGGTGCGCCGGCGTCCGATAAGCAGATCAGCATGCTGCGCGCGAAGCTGCGCGGGGCCAAGGGCGACGAGGTCGCGTTGTGCGCGGCGCTCGAAATCGAAGCGCTCGAGGCGCTGCCGAAGTCGCGCGTCGACGAGGCGGTGCAGCTGATCGATTCCGGCTCCGACCGGATCATGCCGAGCGCGGTGACGGGCTCGGCTCCGGCGGATGCGGCCGCGAAGGCGGCATGCGACAAGGCGGTTGCGGCGAACATGCAGTCGCTGCAGTACATCCGCTTCCATCTCGGCGAGGTCGATCAGCTCGCCGACGACATTCCGGAAACGTGCGATGGCGAGGATCCGTCGCCGGCGAAGGCTGCGCTCGAATGGAAGGCCTACAGCGACGACGAGAAGACCGCGCTGTGGCTGGCGCCGTCGAAGGGCGGCTGGTTCTCGACCAGCGAGCGTGAGGCCATTCGCAAGGCCCTCGCCGCTCTGCCGAAGGAGGGCTGATCGCCATGTCCGATATCACCCACACCCTGACGCCCGACCAGCAGGCCGCGCGTGCTCTCGCCTTCGAATCGACGAAGGCGCAGCTGGTCCAGCTCGCCAGCGAAACGGCGTCCCTGACCCGCGTCGACACCGACGACAACCTGGCCGCCGCGAAGGCGGCCCGGGCTCGTCTCCGGACGGCGCGCACCACGATCGAGAAGACCGGCAAGGCTGCGCGCGACGACGCCAACAAGTTCCAGAAGGCCGTCATCGCGAAGGAGCGCGAGCTGGTCGGCGTCATCCAGCCCGAGGAGGAACGTCTGGCCGGCCTCGTGGAAGCTGAGGAGCGTCGGCGCGAGGATGCGGCGCGGGCGATTCGCGAGGAGGAGGAGCGGCGCGCAGCCCGCGTCGCGGAGGCGTTCGGGAACCTCCGCGGCCTGCCGACGCGCGCCCTGACCGCGGCGTCGATCGAGGAGGTGGTCGTGCTCGAAACGGCCGCCCTGAGCGCCCTGGACGACCAGGGCGAGTTCCCCGAGGACCTCCGGTCCGCCGCCCGCTACGAGGCCAACGTCGCGCTCAACGCGGTGCGTGCCGAGCTGGACAAGCGGCGCCGCGTTGAAGCGGAGCGCGCCGAGCTCGAGCGCCTTCGTGCGCTCGTGGCGCAGCAGGCGGCGCAGGCCGAGACGCAGACGGAGTCGGTGGATCCGCCGAAGGCCGGCGAGGAGGCCCGCCCTGCCGAGCAGGCCGCCGTGCCGCCGGTGGTCGCCGAGCGCGTGCAAGCGGCGTCCCTCGCTGCCGCGGAAGCGTCTGCGTCGGTGCAGCGTCTCGGCACCAGCCTGCTGGCCGCGGCGCGCGCTGCGCATGCGTTCCTCGAGGCGCGCGGCTTCGGCTCGCACCGGGTCGCACTGGATCTCGCTGAAGCGATCGACGAGGCCGACGTGCCGGGCGGTGGCGCATGAGCGGCTTCGTCCAGATCATCGCGCTGGGACGGCTCGGGGGTGATCCCGAGCTTTCCTACACGCAGGGCGGTACCGCGGTCGCGAAGTTCTCGATCGCGACGTCCCGGAAGCGCGGCGAGGAAGAGGTCACCACCTGGCTGCGCTGGAAGGCCTACGGCAAGCAGGCCGAGCTGATCGCCGAGCACGTGAAAAAGGGCGAGCTGCTGTTCTGCGAAGGCCGGCCGGATCAATGGCAGGCCGAAGGCGAGCGAGGAAAGGTCACCGTTACCGACTACATCGTCGAGCACTTCGAATTCTGCAGCGCTCGCCGCGACGCCGATGGCGGCCGCCCATCCACGCAGCATCCGTCCAGCGATCGCCCGGCCCGCGGTTACTCGCCGTCGCGTCCGGCCCGCGGTCCTGCTGAGCGCGACTCGCAGCAGCTCAACCGTAGCGGAGGCACCTTCGATGACGACATTCCCTTCTGATCGGGATCCGCGCGTCGATCCGCGCCCTGGTGACGTCCTGGTCCTGCACCACTTCGGATCGTGCGGCACCGAGTTCGCCGTCACCCGCGCTGGCCTCGGCCGGCGCGGTTCCCCGTCCGGCGCGCGCGAGGAGCGGCAGGTTGCCTGCCGTCTCCGCTCGCTCGGCGGCTTACCGATCGACAGCCGCGGGCGCATCTACGCGCTCGCCGGCTGGCCCGCCTTCATGCGCGAGGCCGAAGTCACCACTACCGCCCCGGAGGCGCCCAATGTCGGACCCTGAAATGCTCCCTGATCTCCCGCAGCGCTTCGAGCGCGTCGTCGGCAACCTGTCCCTGCTGTCCGTCCGCCTCGGCGAGGAAGACGCCCGCCTCGTCGAGGAGGCAATGTCCCTGCTCGCCGGCGTGCAGGCCGTCGTCTGCGTCGAGGTCGACGTGCCGCCGTCCACCCTGGGCGCGGAGGCGATCGCGACCCAGCTCAACGCCTTCCGCTCGATTGGCCCCCGCACGCCGTCGGCGGCTCGCCTGCTGGCGAATGCGGCTGGGTTCCTGCGCCTCTCGTGTGCGGCGGAGGTGGAGGCGCGCGAGCTGCGGGTCGCCGAGGGCGAGCCCTGCCACGGCAGCGTGACCATCAACGCGCATGGCCCGGTCACCGTAAACGTGCAGCCGGAGGCCAATCCGCGAACCATCGTGGTCGGCCCGGTTCGGGCTGAGCCGTGACGCAGGACGCCTTCCGCGTCGGCGAGCTGGTCCGGTGGACGTCATCGTCCCCGGGCGCGGTGCTGCGCGTGGGCGTGGTCGTGGCGGTGGTGCCTGCGGGCGCCGCCGTCGCCGACTGCACTCCCGCGGGCCGATGGTCGCGCCGCTTCGACAGCGAGGCGGTGCGGGCGTCCGAGTCCTACCTGGTCGCCCTCAAGCAGGGCGGCTCGGGTCCCGGGATCCTTCATCGCCCGTGGGTCTCCCGCATGCGGCGGTTCTCGGATGGCCCGGACGCGCCCGCTACGCGGCCTGTGCGGGCCGTGGCGCCCCGCGGGCGCCCTGCGGCTCCGGTTGCCGCGGCCGAATCGGCACGCGGCGTCCTGCGGCGCCTCTGGCAGCGCCTTGTCGCGTCGGCCCGGGCCCTATCGCCCCGTCGGCACCACGAGGTACGTGTTCAGCAGGCTGTGGAACGCGGCGACGTCCGCGTCTGAAAGGCTGCCGTCGGTGATGTAGGCCACAGCGCCTCGGCCCTTCCACGGGTAGACCGTCCCGGTGTGATCCTGCAGGCCCATCACGTGGATGGTCCTGCTGTTGCTGCTGTTGAAGCCCGACGACAGCGTGTTGCTCGCCAGCAGCGCCCCGTCCTTGAAGATCTCCGTGTTGGGGTCCGACGTCATCTGCCCGTAGTAGTGCGAGCTGCTCGCGGAAAGCCCGCTGTTGACGGACCACGGAACGTGGCCGTAGGAGAACCGCTCGGCGTTCGTCCGGAGGTCGATGCAGCACCGCCCGCTGCCGCCGATCACGCTGTCGTAGCAGCCCATCGGCTCGACGTTGCTGCCGAAGCCGATCGCGCGCTCCCACCAGCCGAGGCCAAGCCGCGAGGTGTAGACGTCCTGCGGCTTGACCTTCGTGTTGAACCACTTGTTGACCTCGGTCGGGTTCGCGATGCCGGTCGCGGTCGTGCAGTCCGCGTCCACGAAGCCCGTCGAGTCGGCCGCGCCGACGTCCATCGAATCGCGCAGCGGCACGCGGTGCGCGGCTACTCCGTTTCCGATGAAGGGCAGCAGGTAGAGGATCTTGGCTCCGTAGCTGGCGGCCTGGATGGCCACGATCAGCGCATTCGCGAGGTCCTTTTCGCCGGTAGTCACCGAGCCGCCCAGCGCGCCGATTCGGGATTCCCACGTCAGCGTCTCGGCGACGTAACCGCCCCCGCCTCCGCCGGGCTCTTGGGCGGTCAGCCGTCCTGCAACGATCCCGGGAATCATGACGCAGGCACCGTTACGCCGATCACGTCCCACTCGTCCGTGCCGACCTTTTTCAGCGTGATCGCGCCGTCGATCGGAACCACGAGCGTGCCGCCGGCAGGCGGGTTCAGGGTCACGCCGCTGGCCTCGACCAGCGTCAGCTCGCCCCCGGCCGCGCGCACGTGGACCTCGGAGCTGACGGCGATGGCCTCGGTCGCGTTCGTCTGCACCGTGAGCGTCGAAGCGCCGGCGTAGGTGGTCCGCAGGTAGCTGCCGACGTTGTCGGCAATGAGGCTGTGCGCCTGGTCCGGGATGTTGGCGACCGGCGCGACGCTGCTGCCCCCGCCGCCGCCCACGTGGTCCTTGAGGCCGCCCAGCGTTGTGCGCCGGCTCTCGAGCACGGCGCCGACCAGCTGCGTGATAACGACGATGTCGGCGTCGGCGAGCGCCTGGGCTGCCGGGAGTCCGCTGGGGGGAAGTGACATGGCTTAGCTCTCGATGTGGAGCGGCACGCCGCTCTCAGTGGTCATGATGGCCCCGTCCTCGTATGCGAGCAGCGTTTCTGCGCCCTCGTAGAAGAATCGGACCACGGCAGGCTGCCAGCTCTCGAGCTCGTCGCGCACGCTGTGCAGCTCGAGCACGACGGCGCCGGTGAAATCGAAGGCGTGCGAGGCCGCGGCACCGCTGAAGGCGGGCGCGGTGTGCAGCAGCGTGTCGTCGGTGGCGTCGTAGTAGCGCGCCTGGTATTCGGTGCCCGGCTCCGGCCCGACGCTGGCCTCGCCCCACGCCACGCGCTGGTCGGCTTGGAGGATCCGGTCGCGGTGCGCGAGCGTGATCTCGACCGTCGTCCCAACGGATGCGGTCGGGGCGTAGCTGCCGGCGACCTTGACGTTGGCTGGCGGGTAGGGCCGCGCGGCGCGCTGGTCCATCTCCACGCTCATCGCCGGCGCGAAGTTGACGTGCAGCTCGGCGGAGCTGGTGCGGGTGGCGGCCTTGGCGAAGGCCTCCTCTCCGACGAGGTACTCGCGCTGGTCGGTCGCTGCCCAGAGGTCGTAGAACCAGATGCGTTCGCCGGGCTCGTGCAGCTGCGGCACCGTGTCGCCGACGCCTCGAGCGAGCGTGATCGCGCCGGTGCCGGCGTTCCATGCGTCGACGCGCACGATCTCGCTGCCCCACAGCGCCGCGGTGCCGATCGTGATGCGGCTCAGGTTCGATCCGTCGCTCAGGGTGAAGGCCGTCTCGGTCGGCAGGGCCTCGGCGCCTTCAACGACGAGCGCGGTGGGCGTCCAGTCGGCCTCGCCCTGGTCGACGTAGGCCTCGGCGCCTGCCTTGGTGAAGAGGCGGAAGTTCATGCCGGCGCCTGGGGGCGCGGCGAGGGCCAGCAGGTAGCCGGCCTCGGGCGCGATGAGCGCCAGCTGGGCGCTTGGCACCGTGCCGGCGATCTCCATGTAGGGCGCCTCGATCGCGAGCTGGTCCACGACGGGCTCGGGCGGCGCGTTCGGGTTCGGATCCACGCCGGGCTGCGGCACCACGTAGGTCGCGTCGGGCAAGTGCGCCACGTCCTGGATGGCCGTCATCGTCATCGCGCCGCTGCGCAGCGTGCCGGCGCTGATCTCCGCCACCATGCAGATCATGTCGGCGATGCCGCGGCGCGGCGCCTGCAGGCGGAAGAACGTACCCGCGCGCCAGCTGCTGGTCTTGCGGCGCGTGGTGGTCATCTGGAAGCGGTTATTCGGGCTGCTCTTGTTCTTGAGGTCGCGCGCGGCAACGCGAAGGGCCAGTTCCTCGGACGGCAGCTCGTAGTACTTGGCGGTCTCGCTCATGACCGCGCCGCTCGCCATGATCGCGCCGAGGCTCTGCAGCGGCGTGGTGGTGCGCTTTTCCTTCGCGGTCGGGTCGTACCACTCGACGACGACCTCGTTCACCGAGTCGAAGGGGCTGGTGGGCTCCCGGGTGAATTCCAGAATGTCGGCATCGCTCAGGATCGGCAGCGTCTCCGGGTCGTAGTCCCCGCGGATGACGTCGAGGCGATAGCGCCCGTCGATCCGGCTCTGCGAGAGCGTGGCGCCGACGACCGTCTGGATGCGCTCCTGGAATTGCTCGATCGACTCGCGGCTGTGGTCGTAGGTCGTGCACAGCGCGAAGCCTTCCGCATAGAAGCGATCCGCGGCGGCGATGAAGCTGGCCTCGTCGATGTTCTCGACGGGTTCGTTGAGCATGTGCTGGCTGGTCAGCGACTCGTAGAGGATGTGCGCCGGGTTCATGCCGTAGCCGACGAAGGCCCCGCCCTCCCAGCTGATGTCGACGCCGCTGTAGATGTTGGCGCCGTCGCCCACCGGCGCCGCATTCTTCACCTGCACCGCGAGCTGGTTGACGTCGGCAACGTACTCCGGCGCGACCACGTGCACCGCGTGCCCCACGGTCGCGTTGAGCAGCTGCTGGCCGTTCCACCAGACGTAGGCCCCGTCGTCGGAGTCCACCGTCACCGTGACCGCGGCGCCTGGCGGGATCTGCGAGATCGTCTTGCGCGTCCACACTTGGCTGCCGCTGACGCCGCCCGGCAGCGCCGTGTTGACGTCCGGGTAGTAGGTGTTGCCGAACGGGCCTACGCCGACCGCCCAGCCGCTATCGTCGAAGTCCTCGGCCGAGGCGCCGGCGACGTGGTTCGATTCGGTGTAGAGGTAGCGCCATGGCGTGTCGCGCAGGATCTGGTTGATCGAGGCGATCGCGCCCACGCCGTAGGGGATCGCTGCCTTTTCCGGGTACCACGGCTCGTCGTTATCCCAGCCCGCCTTGATCCGCTCGACCTTGAAGGCGACCGACTTCGGGTATGGCGCGGTGCCGAACCGCCCGCCCTTGAAGAGGAAGGTGAATTTGCCGCGCAGCCCGCTGATCTGCGGGGTCAGCTCGGACTGCAGGTACGCGCTCGGCGCTTGGTCGGCCTCGCCGAACATGACGTCCGCCGGGCCGACGATGCCGCCTTCCTTTTCCTCGCCGCCCCAGAGGTTGGGCATGTCGATGTCGATCGTGTCGCTCGAGACCAGCCGGCCCACCCACGCGGTGCGGTCGCCTCCACGGAATTCGAGGAACGCGTCAACGGGCCCGCGGCACAGGCCGTAGTGAAACAGCATCTCGTAGTGGTAGCCGACGGTCTGCTTTTTACCGCTGCCCATGCTTTTCCCCTTGCGCGTGCGCGACGAGGGCGATCGCGAATGCGTCGCCCGTGGCCAGCAGCACGTCGGCGTCGATCCCCTCGCGGACGAAGTCGGCCCAGCTCACGCCGTAGCGGGCGCACCATGCGCGCGCGCCGGGCGCGCACAGCCCGGGCCGCGGTCCGAAGCCCTGGACGGTCCGGAGGTGCTGGACGGTTACGCGCGTCACTTGCCGGCCTTTTTCTTGATGGGCACTTCGCCCATGCGCTTGAAGGCGAGGACCATCGGGTCCTCGATCCAGACCGTCCCGAACACGTGGATGATCGCCTTGCCGTCGTCGGCCTCGGGGATCCGGCTCTTGCCGGGCTCGGGCTCTTTCGGCTTCGGCGCGAGCGCGTAGGCCAGCACCGCGGCGACCACGAGGATGACGAGGTACCAGACGATCTGGATCCACGCGTGCTGCACGGGCTGGCCGGCCACCTGGTGAACCTGCGGCATGCCGGCCAGCCAGCGGTCGACCGCGACCGCGGGGCGCCAGAGCACCAGCAGGAGGGTGGCGGCGATCGCGAGGCGGGCGGCGCCGTGTCGCTCGCGCAGGAAGCGGTCGAGCTGCAGGCGTCCGAAATCCAGCCACCAGCGGGCGTGCTCGAGCGGCGTCACGTCGGGTCTCCATCGTGGGGCGACTTGCGCGGGATGGTCAGCACGCCGCCGTAGTTGGGGGTGTTCTCGAAGTACTCGCAATCGGACCACGTGTGGTTGCAGCCGGGCAAGGCCTCCGCCTCGTCGCCCTCTGCCAGCGCGTCGGTGCCGAAGTCGACGACGATGGTGTCGCCGAGGTGCGCCATGATCGTGCGGTAGTCGGTGTCGCCGTCGGGCCGCGTCCACCGCAGGAAGCCGCCGGCGAGGCGTCCTACCGGCAGGCTCGCGAATTCGGGAGCGACGATCTCCAGCCCGCTGATCGACTCGATGGTGGCGGGCACCTTGTGCTCGTCCTCGTCGGCGTTGCACATGCCGAGGCCCTTCGAATACAGCGGAAGCGGGCAGCCGCGCTGCCAGCGCAGGTTGTTGCCCCGCGAACGCGTGATCGCGCGGGTCGGCTCGCACAACAGCTCGAGCTTCGTGTCATGGAATTTCGGGGTGAGTACTCGTCCGCTCCACTCGACCGCGAAGTCGTCGTCGCCGCGGTGCCAGCTCAGGCACTCGACCAGCACCGGCTGCGGTGTCGGGAACGGCAGCCAGTTCGACGCGACGGGAAGGTCGGGCGGCAGGGTGATCGTAACGCGGTTCTTGGCGCGCTGGCTGCTGTCCTGGATGGCGCTCCGGCTCACGCCGCCGGGCGCCTCGAACAGCTCGGCGCCGAGCTGCACCGGGTGCATGCCGGTCGTGTAGCGCCAGTACTGCGCGCCGCGCTTGAACCGGATCAGGCCCACCGGCTCGCCGCCGAACAGGGAAATCTCGCGGAGGCTAAACGTCATGGTTGATGCCCTTGAAGCTCAGCTCGCAGGCTACGACGTCGTGCGCCCAGCTGCGCAGCACGTTGACGTCGCTGTCCTGGAGGCAGAGCGCCATGAAGCTGACCGCCGCGATGTCGTCGGGCCCGACCCCGCCTGGCAGGCCGCTGTCGAGCACGAGGCGCTCAGTGGCCGGGTTCACCTGCGTGGCCGCGGTGATGCGCCGGTAGAGCGCGGTGCCGTCGCGCAGCTGGATCCGGATGTCGCGGCGGTTGGCCTTGATCGGCCACTGGCTGAAGCCGAACCACTCGACGTCGAGCGCGTCGGCAGCGTTGAAGGTCTCGACGCTGATGTCGGCGCCGAGGCTCGGCACCCAGATCGGCGTCCACCGCCCGCTCAGCGCGTAGACGAGGCTGCGCAGGCGCGCGATGCCGGCGCGGTCGGTGACCGTGGTGTCGTAGCGGATCTCGGGCAACAGCACGCCGGCGCGGTCGTAGACGCGGACGCGGCCGGTGCCGCTGTCGACCTGGTCGATGTTCCGGTCGGGCGCGAAGTTCGGGTCCGAGCTCCAGTCGGGCGGGATCTCGAGCACCGGGAAGTCGCGGTAGGCCGGGAGGTCATCGGCGGCCGGCCACGGCATCGGGGTCTCGACGCGGAAGCTGATCGAAAAGGCCATCGCATCGCCACTGAAACGGCCCAGCGCGGGCGTCTGGGCGAGGCGCGCGCCTGCGGTGGGGTAGACGACCGTTCCGCGCGGCCACGCGCGCGACAGGGGCTGCGCCGTGCTGATGCCGTTGCCGGTCAGGCCGAGCACCTGGACGACCTCATGGGTGCGCGCATCGGGGCCCAGCAGGATGGCGTTGCCGCCGGCGACGAAACGGCGTCCGGCTCGATCGAGGAACAGGCTGCTCGTGTTGGCCGCCGATCCTTCCCACAGCTCGGTCGCGTCCAGCCCGATCGGCGCATGCCAGAGGCCGGCGCGGTTCGACGCCAGCACGGTCTCCAGCCAGCGGCGCGCGGCGCCCTGCTCGAGGCCGTCGAAGTTCAGGAACGTCCGGGCCTCCTCTCGCAGCTTCCGCGTCTGCGGCGGCCCGTAGGGCGGCTCCATGACGTCCGTCAGCCACTCGAGGCGCTCGGAAACCGCGCCGCCAAGGCCGAAGGGCCACGCGACGGCGTCAGCCACCAGCACGGGTCAGGCCCTCCCAGTTGTTGCGCACGTGGGTCATGACGACGTCCTCGCCCGCGGCGCTGGCCAGTGCGTCGGCGATCGCCCGGTCGCCGATGGCCACGATCGGCGTCTTAACCAGCCCGCCCTCGCGCGGCTGCAGGCCGCCGTTCTCGCGGTGCCGCGGGTCCATCTTGGTGAGTACTTCCTCGCCCTTTTTCGTAATGATCGGGACCTCGTCGGGGCCGAGGCCCGCCACGCCGCCGGTGTGGTACCGCGGGGCTCCGGCAAACAGCGCGATCGGCACTTGGCGCCGCGTGGCGCCCGCTCCGGCCATGCCGCCGCTATGGTTCGCAGTGGCGCCCATGAGCGCCGCGGTTGCCTTGCCGAGGCCGGGGTAGATGGCGTCGAGCAGCTGCAGCACGAGGTACGTGGCCAGCGCCTGGGCGGCGATCTGGGCCATGCCCTTGATGAAGTTCAGCACGAAGTCGCGCAGCGCCTCGCCGGCCGTCTTGGTGCCGCTGGCGAGGTCGGTGAACAGCTGGGTCAGCGCGCCCTTCAGCACCTGCGCGGCCTTGTAGCCGAGGCTCTCCGTGTTGATGCTCATCTGGGCGATCTGCCCATTGATGACGTCGAGTTCCTCGGTCGCCTCGCGCATTGCCATCGCGTCGCCGGCAGCGCGGGCGTTGGCCTGGATCTCGAGGAGGAGGTCGCGCTGGGTGATGAGGATCGCGAGCGACGCCTGGCGCTGCTCGTTGATGCGGGCCTCGGCGTCGCTCTGCGCGAGCATGCCGGCTTCGACCTGGGCGCTGGCCGAGGTCTGGACGGCCTGGAGCCGCTGGGTGGCCTCGCTGACGCGGGTCTCGACTTCGTTGAGCTGGGCCCGGAAGGTCTCCGCGTTGATGACCTTGCGCGCGAGCGCCTCACCGGCGGTGTCGCCTTCGGCCTGCAGCCGCAGGATCAGTTCCCTGAATTCCTCCTCGAGCTGCGCGCGCGTCGCGCGGCCGGTCTCGCCTTGTGCCTGCAGCATCCGGATCTGCAGCGCGCCAAGCTGGCGGGTCAGTTCCTCCTCGGCATCCTTCTGGCCGTTGATCGCGTCCTCGGCGACCTTTTTCCGGTCGCGCATCAGCACGATGATCTTGGCGTTCGCGTCGGCGACTTCCGTGGCGCCCTTCGCGGCACCGCGCTCCGCCTGCGCCGCCTCGAGCGCGGCGTCGATCCCCTCGAGCTCGAGGCGCTGTTTCTCGTCGAAGTACGCCTTGATGCTGATCTTGCCGGTGTCGTACAGGCGCTGCAGCTGCGCCAGCGACCGCTCGACGGCGTCCTGGACCAGCTGGGCGTGCGTCGCGGCGAGCTGGGCGGCTTCCTTCGTGCCCCTGCCCGTCCCGCCACCGCCGCCGCCACCGCCGCCGCCCTTCCCGCCACCGCCGCCCTTCCCGCCGGTCGCGTACTCGGCGTCGATCTCCGCTGCCGCCATCGCGTCGAATGCCTCGCCGACGTCGGCCATCGCCTGGCGGGTTTCCTTGCGGACGCGGTCGACGGCCTTACCCAGTCCCTCGGCACTCATCTGCGCGCCGGCGAGCTTGTCCGCTACGCCGTCGTAGAAGTCGCCCAGCCGGTCGCCCACGCCGGGGATATTCCGCATGCCGTTGCCGAGCGCCCGGTAGAAGCCCTCGGCCTTGCTCAGCACCCAGTTGAACGCGCTGGCGAAGGTCTCGCGGAAGGCGATGCCGACCACGCGCATCTGGCCCCTGAATTCCTCCCACGCGAGGATCAGTCCGCGGACCAGCGCGAAGCCGGCGAGGCGAACCTCGATGAATTGCTCGCTCAGGTAGGTGCCGATCTGCCAGCCCGCGAAGGCCGCCACCAGCACGCCGAGCGCCGTCCGGATCGCGGTCAATGCGAGCGGGCCCTGGGCGCCGAGCAGCCTGAAGCTGCCGGTCGTCAGCGTGATCTGGCCGCGCAGCGCGGTGAAGCCGGCGATGATCGCCGGCAGGGCCGCCTGGGCCTTCATGGCGAGCCAGAAGGCCGCCACGACGGGCGCCAGCCGCAGGAAGCCATCGATCAGCGCCGGGAGGTTCCTGGCGATCGCCTGGAGCGCCTCGGCGAAGTCGCGCGCCGCGCCGCCTGCCTCCGTGCTGGTCGCGAGGTAGTTCACGAAGGCGCTGCGGATGGCGGTGAAGCCGGACGCGATCGAGGGCGGAAAGCTGTCGAATTCGGCCTTGATCGACTGGCCTTCCTTGAGCAGCGCGTTCAGCACCGCGGTGGCCGTCAGCTTCCCTTCCTCGGCGGCCTTGCGCAGCTTGCCGAACGGGATGTTCATGCCCTCGGCGATCGCCTCCGCGAGCCGCGGCGCCTGCTCGAGCACCGAGTTCAATTCCTCGCCGCGGAGCGTGCCGCTCGCGAGGCCCTGGCTGAGCTGGAACAGCGCGGCCTCGGCACCGGCTCCGCCGCCGCTGATGGCTGCGGCCTGGTTGATCGTCTCGGTCAGCTGGAGCTGCTGTTGCTGCGTCAGCTTCGTGGCGCGCGTGCTGCGCTCGATTCGGCCGTAGAGCTCGACCGTGGCCAGCAGGCTGGTGCGTGTGCGCTGCGCGATTGCGAACGTCTGCTCTTGCGCTCTGGCGAAGTCCTCCGCCGACTTCGTGGCCAGCTTCAGGCGCGCGACGATCAAGCCGGCCTCGTCGCTCGCGCGGATCAAGCCGGCCGCACTGAAGCCTGCGCCGAGCGTGCCGATCAGCCCGGCGGCGAGCCGGGTGGTGTCGCGGATCCGCTGGTTCAGGGCACCGACGCTCTGGGCGGCGGCGGTGCCCACTTGGGCGCCCTTGTTGCGCGTGCTGTCGAGTGAGCCCTGCAGGGACGCGAGCGCCGCCCGAATCTGGCTTAGCTCGGCGGTGATGCGGATCTGCAGGCTTTCGGTCGCCACGGCTATTCCTCGAGGAAGGTCTGGAAGTTGTCAGGCTCGTAGTGATAGGCGGCTCGTGCGATGAGCGCCTGGGCCCGCTCCCTCCTTCGACGCTCCCGGTCGATCGCCTTCCCGTAGAACCGGACCTGGGCGAGCGTGTAGCGCTGCACCTGGTCCGGCGGGTGGCCGGCGCCGATCAGCTGCTGGAGGGTGTCGGCCCAACCCCATTCGAGCCCAGCGCTCGTCCCATTGCGCTTACGAGGGCGCCTGGTGCCACCCGCCCGGGATCCACCCCCAACATCGGGAGGACCCGGTGCGAGAAAAAATCGCGGTTGACCTCGACGATCGCCTTCGCGGCGAGGTAGGTCTCCTGCGGCTCGAAGCGCCCGACCTCGCTGACCTTGATGTCCAGCGCGGTCGCGACCATTTCGTTGATCCGCTCGCCGTGCTCCGCCATGAGGCGAAGGAAAAAGCCGATCTCCGGACCCACCAGCCGGTCGAGCGCGCTGGTGATCGGCAAGGGGTCGAGGGGCTGGCCGGCCTGCGGGCTGCTGCCCGGGGGGGGCTCAACAGCAGGCGAGGACGCCGGGGCCGCAAACGTGGCCAGCCCCTCGATGAAGGGAAGTCCGCACCGCAGGATCGGCCAGATCTGCCGGGTCTCGAGGCGCTTGACTTCGTGGGTCTTGCCGCCGGCGGTGATCTGCCGGGTCTGTGGTGCGAAGGCGTCGATCGCCTCCGCGTGCTGCGCTGTGCTGTTCATGGTCCCCCCCGGGGCTTGGTGGTTGCGGGTGTCGATCACTCGACGATGGTGGCCTTCCAGTAGCGGCTGATGCCGTTACCGACCTTGTTGACGTCCGGCAGGCTCGTGCCGGCGAGCTCGAGCGCGGCGAAGTCGTCGCCGATCCAGTTGATCGCCTGGGCCGGGCTGAATTTCACGCGGAACGCGTGCACGACGACGGGCGCGTCGCTCTCGGCTTCGTTGAGGCCTTCGAACAGCAGCTCGTACTCGCGGCCGCTGTTGACCATCGCCTCGACCACCTGCTGGCGCGTGTTGGCATAGGTCACGGCGATGTTGGGCGTGTCGGCGTCGACCGCGTCCGGGATGCCGCTGTCGGCCGGGATCTCGATGCCGCCGGGCGTGATGATGTAGTCCTCGCCCGCGGTGTAGGCCGTGCCGCCGCCTGCCGGGGTCACGCTGGTGATCGCGCTCGGCGCGCGGGCCAGCGGCACCGTGCCGCCCTTGAAGGCCACCACCGGCTCGGCAGCGACGTTGCCGGCCGCGGTCACCGTGACGGCGCCGCCGGTCGCGCGGGCGAGGTTCTCGCCGTTGATGTCGTGCACCGTCAGGTTGACGCTCACCGAGCTGACGCGGTCGGCCTTGGCGTAGGTGCCGCCGCCGGGCTGCGTGAAGTTCTTGAGTTCCTTCGTGTCGAGCTGGGCGCCGAAGGTGAGCGCGGATGCGTTGCCGATCGCGATCAGCGGCGCCGCAGCACCCACTTCGCGCATCTTGATCTTGCCGCTGCCGAGGTAGGCGTAGGTCTGGCGGGCCATGATTTTCTCCGGGGGTCAGGTTTGCGGGGTGTAGGTGATGCGGGTGGTGAAAGCGATGGGCAGGTACGTAAATCCGGCGTCGCTGTAGCTCGCGCCCGGGGCGTCGGCGAGGATCAGCCTGCGCATTCCGGGAGCCGCCTTCCAGCCGGTGAGGGCCTGGACCGCGGCGTGGAAGACCTCGCTCGCTCCCGCCTTCGCTCCGCTGCTGCGCAGCGTTTCCCGGCTCGAGCGCGTGACGACCACCACCAAGTACTCCAGTTCGACCGCTTGCACCGCACCGTGCCCTTCCTGCTCGCCGGCGCGGTACCCGTTGTAGATGACGGCCACCGCCGGGACTAGCTGGGACTCCTCCTCCACGGCTGCGTACTCGCGGGTGTCGTAGACGAAGCGCACGACGCCTGGCGCCTTCAGGCGCTCCTCGAGGCGGGCCTTGATGGCGGCCTCGATGTCGATCGGGGTCAGCGGTGTGCTGCTCACAGGCCCATGCTCTTGGCGAGCGCGTTCAGCGCGCTCTTGGCCCATGCGGGTGGGAGTTGCACCTGGCCGCCGGCGGTCATCGGCATGAAGGGCCGGGCCGGGATGGTGACGCCCTTGCTCATGATCAGCCCGCCGCCCTTCATCGGGATCGCGAGGCGCGCGGCGTTCTTGGGCTTGATCTGCGCGCCGAATTGGTGAGTCGCGGCGTAGCGCACGTTGGTGCCCACCAGCACGGAGTCCCCCTGGACGGCGTGCTTGATGCTGCGCTGCAGGCGCCCGGTGTCGCGCAGTGGCTGGCCGGACCGGAACGCGGGATTGATCGGCTTCCACGCGGCGCCGTAGGGGCTCTGCCCGATGCGGAAGCCGAGGCGGATGCGGTTGGCCAGCGCATTGCCCAGCGCGTCGAGCGCGCGGCCCCGCTCAGCGCCGCCGAGCTGCAGCTTCGCCAGCTTCGCCTCGACGGCGTTCGCCTTGAGCTGCCACTTCACGTCCATCAGCCGAGGTATCCCCGCAGGGTGTCGGTGGTGAACACGCGCGCCTCGGCGGTGACGTCCATGCCGGCGTCCAGCGCGATCGGTACCGCGCCGCCCTCGGGCAGCAGCTCGGGAATCGCCAGCTTGCCGGCGACCATGCCCTCGAGG